GCTTCCATGTCCACAGGCTTGAAAATCCCGTGTAGCCCACGGTACTAGTGATTCTACAAAAATGAATTCTTTATTCATAAACATACATAATCATTCATTATTTAGTTTGCTAGGTAGTTCTCCAAGGCCTCCGCCGAGGGTTCCTAGGCTTTCTAGAACTGTTGTAGCAATATCTCTGTCAAAAGGAATGCCAAAGTAGTACGGAAGAATACTCGAAAGTCCATGCCCTGCCCAATACCCAGTTCTTCTTCCGAAATTAGCCCCAGCTCCTGTTCCAAGGCCAAGGCCTGCTGCTCTCAGAGTATCGTCCGAAGTTTTATTTTTTGAGCGCAATAGTTCTGCTGCTCCAACTCCACCACCTAGTATTGCCGGAGCAGCTCCTAGTACCATGTGGTAAAGTTGAGTATTACGGGCCTTTTTTTCCAACTCTTTTTGTTGATCTGGTGGGGACATTACTCTGCTAGATAAGGAGTACCCTGCTATCCAAAAAGTGCGCACGAATGCGCGTTTCCGGTTCCTGCTTCAACCACAGTAGTTTCATCAAATCCGAAGATATGATCAGCGCTTCCATGTCTACAGGCTTGAAAATCCCGTGTAACCCACGGTACTAGTGATTCTACAAAAATGAATTCTTTATTCATAAACATACATAATCATTCATTATTTAGTTTGCTAGGTAGTTCTCCTGTTCCTAGACCAATACCTGAGGCTCTTAATACATCGGCTGGAGTTTTCGGTTTCGAGCGCAATAGTTCTGCTGCTCCAACTCCACCACCTAGTATTGCCGGAACTACTGAGTTTAGGTCCTCTAGAAAGCTTGCTATTTCATAAAGCTTCCCAGCGTTCTTCTCAAACTCTTCTCGGAACCCCTCTAAAAAGGCCTTCTTCTCAAGACTTTTCATCATTCTCACGTTCTTTGTCTTTTTTGCGGCGCTCTAACTGCTTCTTACCAGGCCCTTTTTTGTTTGGCATATTCCTCTTTTTGCGCTCTTCCGAGCCTGGAGGGATGCCTAAGGGACCGCGTAGTGCTCGCCCAAGGCCCATACCGGTGCGCCCGGTTCCTTGGCAGGGGAATAGCGTTTCAGAAAGTTTCTCTACGAACCCGTCTAACCAGGCTCGTTTTTGTAGTGTGTCGAACATCATACTACTCCAGTACTAACTTTATTACTTTAGCCGTGTCTAGTTCTTCCTCATCCGGTATAAAATATAATATATTTTCCGGAATACTGGTGGAAGGAATAACTTTGATTCCTAACATTTCTTTGGGAATTTTATCTTTTTGGACATTCCCTCATGTTCTTATCAGGGGTTCCGACGCGGTGTTACATAGAATCGCATCACCCCGCGCCCCTCTAGCGGTAAAAGATGCAACTATAGGTAAACAGTAGTTAAGCGTGAAAGGCTTCTTATAAGTAATTACATCTTGCTTAGCTGTAAGCACAGCTATAAACCAATCTTCGAACGATTTGTAATAAACAGGAAATGCTTTAGATATTGTTGGGGTAGTGTTTGTCATACCGGTTTTATCTTTCCGGGAACAGAAACAGGGCGGTCTTTGCCAAATATACCTTCTTCCTGCTCTTTACCATACAAACCTTTAAGAATATCCCCACCGGTTTGGTATCCACCGTAACCACCTAATCCAGCTCCAATAATTTGACCGAGTCCTGCAGCCATAGGATCTCCAAAGATAAGATTGCCCAAACCTTCGCCAATCGACCCACCTGCAGCAGCTCCTAGGCCAGTTACGGTTCCACGCAATGCCCCATGGCCAAGACCTCTCCAACCTTGCCCCTTTTGGGCACCCAATAGGCCCCCAGCTCCCCCAATGAGTAATGGCAGATTGCCTAGTAGGTCTACCCCTCCTTTAATACGAGGGAACACGTTTTCCAATATAGGGGGTTTCTCTTGTCCAGATTTTGTAAGTTCATCGACAAAACCCCTCAACCAGGCTCTCTTTTCTAGAGTATCGAACATATTAAACTCCTTAACAATTCTCTAGAGTCAATACTCTAGTATCAAGACTACTTATTCTAGCACTCAAAGCATCCGCGATGGCTTGTAGTGCGGCAACGTCTTCACAGTCGCAACAAGGCTCCTCGCAGGTATTCTCTATACGAATACCGTTCTCTATCGGAGTAACGGTGATACACCCTACCCCCTGTACATTGAAGTTCCGAGAATCGTCCGGTGGTATTCCATTTATAAACTTTATCGGATTCCCGGGTGGAATAGAATCATCCGGGCATACGCAGCTAGTACCAAGACCGGCTCCTTCGATAGCGTCTATGCGTATAGCGTTGTTAGTATAGTCGTATGTGAGCCTAATATTAAATCCTTCAGACAGTTTTACATGTCCCCTTAGAGGGGCTGGAATGTCAGGAGAAGTGGAATAGATGCCCAGACTAGACACCCCTCTAAGGTTAGGTATAAGAACCTTACTCTCTAGTTCAGTAGCCGATTGGCTAAAAGAGTAAGCTCCAACAACATCGGGGATTTCTCCTATGACTAACTTACCCCGTAAGGTAGTAAATTCACCAAACCCCTGTAAAACGTAGTAGTCGTTTGCCTGGTGTGTGCTGCGATCTACAATACTAGAGCCCACCAAGGTGTTGTCTTGTGAATACAGAACAAGTGTAAGAGTGTCCGGCAGGATAGTAAGCTGCTTAATGTATAAAGTTTCTATGTCCCCTGTATCTACAGCGACAACAGCATCTACTAATAACCCATTCGGAATGACAAAGTTACCAGTATCATCTGTACGTGTGGTATCTTCTTTAATCGGGTATGATCGTTGACTATTAAGATTTAACCACTCTAAATGCCTAACTGTCATTGTACAGTAACCACCGCTTCTAAGACTAAAATACCAACTTCATCACTATAGGTATCAGTGATGTCTCTCTCTACAGAGAAACTTAGGATACCACTGCTAAATAAAGCTGACCCTGGAATTGAGAATAGTTGTGCATACTTACGTGTGTATGCAGAATAGCCGTCAGGAAATATTAGATTACCTGTTGTTGCAACCCCAGAGCCTGTAACATTACCATCTAAATCGGTAATTCGATACAAAATATTAAACGTACCAGTGCCAGCTGCTGACACCACTCCCAGATAATCGCAATAAATCTTTAGTTCAACCCCTTGATTAACTCCTTCAGGCAGCTTCTCTTTGCAGAGTATTTCTGTAGTAATGGTCTTTGGGAACCCAATAAAGGACGTCAACCCCTCGATTCGTTCTTTCGCATTATTAAGAGCAATATCAATTATGCGCTTATTAATTTGGTCGGCACTAACAACGGAAACTGTTACTTCGCCAGTTCCTCCAACAGGAGATAATGCTACACCAGGCCCTGCTACGAGTTTCTGTACGTAAGGCCCTGTATCTACTTCCAAATGGCCTGTAGATGCGTTTGTCTCTATCTTCTTTACTACCAGAGTACGGCTAGAGACGGCTGTAACCTCATCAATAACGTTTACAGCGGATATTTTGAGATCACCTACATCTGGTAACCCACCAGGTGTACAGCTCTGTATTTGTATTATGTCGTTTCCAGGAGTTAGGGTAGTAACACCGGCTCCCGTTAACGATTTTGGAATAATATAATGCAGGAAGACGTCCCAGTTTGTAGCTGCCGGAGGATACGTAGAGTTAGTAAGAATGACACCTGTAGCGTCCAGGTAGAAATCTGCACTAGTGCCGTACGAGTAGTATAGACCATTTACTAATAGTACAGCGCTCTCGAATGGAATAGGCGGGTATGGCTGTAAGTTAGCTGCTGGGTATAGCCAAGGTCCGGTTCCAGACCACTCTGTGTTATCAGATAGATCGAATTTGTAGTGAAGGTGTGTTTCACCGAGGTTACGTATATACGGGTTTACCAGTAGTCCCTCAGGGACGTATTTTCCGAGCTGTACCTCGATAGTGGGTTGTGTGATCTCACCTTTTCCGGCGGCCGTAGCGTCTGTTGTTAAATAAACGGGCTTCCCATAGACTAGTGTTTGTCCGCTTTTTAGTAAACCTTGGGAGGCTACTTGTTCTATTAGACCATGTAGGTAAAGGGTAGCCCGTCGTAAGCCTACTGTTCCTGTAACAGTGCCTACCACTCCGGCAACATAGTTTCTGTCTCCAGGGACAAAGTTAGCCCCGTCCCAGATAACCTCTGCTACTGCTGGAGAAAACGCACCTAACGGCGACTCGTTATGGCTACCGGAAGGGTTCCAGTATACGGCATTCCAATCGACGACGTCATCCGTTACAGGGACATTGGGAACACTAATTACCCGGTAAGCAGACTGTATATTTCTTACCTGCTCCCGTAACCAAAGTGTCCTCTGGTCGAGATCTCCTAGCGGTTTATTAACAATCAGAGCTTTGACATCTTGCCCGTCGTTTATCTGTGTGACTGTTGGTGTAAAGGTTACCATTATGGTTTCACCGATAAGTGGTAGTTGTATAGTATTCCGCCTACTCCGATTTCGAATTTAATTACTACACCAGTACCATTTCCAGAAGCAGGGTTTACCCAAGTATCTTTGGTGGGTACCAGTGTGTAATCCCCAGAGACTACTGAACCGATTAAGTTGGCATAAACTGAGACAGACCCATAGCTCTGCCAGTCCACTTGGATCTGATCCATGGTAACTGCAGCAGTGAATTGTTCAACCAGTACGGTGCTGTTACCGCTAACTTGTTGTTGCTCCGTGTCAACAGTAGCCGTAGTGTTCGGAGTATCTACTTTAGTTGCATCGTAGAAGTCATCCCAAAATGTTTCTAAGTTAGTAATAGTTTCTTCTACAGCTAAAACACGGCCTGAATTAACAGCAGCGAGACCGAATGCTCTATGGGCAGTTCTATCGGCCCCTAACAATGAACGGTCTATACCCTCGGTATTCACCTTTAGAGTCTGCCCATTGGCTATATAGTTAGTATTGCTATACGTCCAGGCCGCGGCTTGATCGGCGTCTATTCCTAATTTTGTTACTATATTAGTAATACGGGTGGAGTTCGTAGTTGCTAGCGTGCTGGCAGAGCTAGAGGCAGATTCTACGGTATCTAGGGCCGCATCTAACTTCCCAATCGCTACGTGATGGGAGTCTCCATTGCTTACAAAAACCACCGACGAGTAGTTGTCCAGGGTAGGATTATCGGTATTCCCACCGATATTGGCGATCATGTTAGTGATCGATGTGTTCTTAGTTTTTAGTTCGGCGTCGACAGCTTCCAGAGCAGCCTGGTGCGTCATGTTCCCTATTAGAATATACGGGGAACCCCCGTATGTAGGGGGTGTCGTATCGCTAGGGCCGGTTACGGTGAGTCCTAGTTTTAATAAACTAGCATCAAACCTACCTAATAGTGTATCTGCATCATTCTTTAGCACTAGCGCCCGATTAAGGGCTGTCTGAGCACCTACAAACGCTAGCGTAGCGTCTGCCGCATCATCGGGGGCTTGAAACACGACTGGGTCTGTTCCCCAACTGGCTACTGGTGTGTAGTTGACTGGCATAGTTGCCTCATTCTAGGTATAGCGTATAGTCCATAAATATACAATCTCAAACGAGGGTAGTTTAACAAGACCAGGATGGTATTGATGCGCAAATAAGTACTCCTGCCCTAGTACGACTGTAACCAATCCCGCTCCGACGAATATATCATTATCTACTGCGGAATCACCGATTGTAGCAGTAAACGTGATATTGTTGTGAGCCCAATATGACACTGGTGTACCGGAAGGGTACTCTGTAGTTTTATTGTACCCTTTGGTGAGAATAGCAGATTCGGCATCAGTGGTACTACGTGGGCTAATACGAAGAGTAGCAATCGTATCTGTCAAAGCGGCTGTCAGAGGGGGCAGAACCCCTTCTGTGTAATTACCCGGATGAGAGGCATGCTCTCCGTAAATATGGGTAGGTGCGAAAGAGAACTCTCCTGCGGTTACTTTGGCTAAGATGTCGCCGGCTTGGTAGACAACTATATTGGATTTGGAGTAGTTTGCAGTAACTCGTTTGGTAGTTTTATGGCGAAGTAAGACTTGTAAATTCCCTTGTGGGAGCAGCATAACAACCTCATATCTGGCACTTAAAGAAACGCTTTAGAATAGCTATATTAGGCTGAAACGCTACAGAGTTCCACTTCCATGTAGCGGGAGGGCCCCAAACTAAACCTGAGTTCCATCTTGCGATGCCATGATGGCCATCTTGAACCCTTGTGTTGAGTTCTATGGTTTCCTCTAGACTAAAACCTCTATCTTCCGAAAGCGTATCTACTATTCTAGAAGCAGTTTCGTAGTCTGTTTCTAAAGTATGTTCGAATAAAGCTACCATAAATACGTTAGCTGGCAGAGCTTCATTAAATAGCTCAAAAGCAGTGCCTATCAGTCTTTCCAGTATAATATCATTTGTATTAACTGTCAATAGAAATAAGCTATCCTTGGTGATATTGGAGAAGATGTAGTCTAAAAAATTGACCCTGGCTGTGCTTTCATTCCACTTCCAGCCCATATTCCAAGTCATGGGGAAATTACGGAAGTATTCTTGCTGGGCATCTGTCATAGACCCTTTGTGCTGAAAATCAAATGTGTTATTCCATTTAACCTCATAGGTTGCGTATTCGTTATACACTACAAGCGGGCCGTAGTACTCATTGTTTAGTATTTGTACTGGGAGAGGGATAAACGTCCTATTTCTCCACCAATTTGGCTGTTCTACGTTGTCAAGTATTTGTACGGTATTACTAAGTGGTGTAAAGATCGGGAGAGAGGCGCCTATAGACACATCGGGGTTTAATTCTACAGAGGCTCCCAATGTGTACTTATTCTTATCGGTTAATACTATACGTTCATTGCCTACAACTTGTATTTCTTCTACTACCTCTAAGGTCTCTTTAACTATAGGCAAGCCAAACAGAGCTGTAAGCACTCCCGTTAGAGTGTTAAACCTTGGACCAACCATAAAGATTCCCATAGCAGCTCTTAAAAAGTCCCGGTAATTTTCCGAACTATCCAATTTAACATCAAACAGATACCCATAGTGGGTCCACAAGTTCTCTTTGTCGAATTTAGCATTATAGGCCCATAGGGCGATCTCTCTATCAGTGATATTGCCAACTTCATCTAGAATATTACGCTTGGGAATAAGAACATTATCGAATGGATTCTCGTAGAAGATAATAACACTCTTATCAACTTGGAAATCTGTGCCTTTAGACCAAACCAGGGAAGGGTCGTATACTCTATTTACGATGTAGGCATCGATGTCTGCCAGGTCGCTTGGGATGGCGTATGCATAGTATTGCCCACTGGCAAAACCACCGAATTGGAATGTAGCTCCCTCTTTGTACTCTGTGCCGGCAGGCTGAGGCCCGAACACAGCGGGCTGATTCTTAAAAGCTGCCGATCCACCGAATTTTAGTACTGTAGCATCGTTCTGGTTTGTCTCACTCTCTTTGAAAGTTAGTAAGTGCCACCGCTCTTTATGGAATATTGGAATATCTTTAAGAGAAGATGCTAGCATTTGCTCTAAAAAGTTAAGGTATTTCTGCCCAAGTACCTCCCCAAGCCCTTTGGAGAATGAAACCATCAGATCTTGGTCCTGATATGCGGCTGTCCAGAAACTGCCCATCATTTCTAGCAGGTGCTGCCCGTAGTTAAACCCATGCGGAGTCTCGGCCATTAGCTCTCCTCGTTGATATAAATATACTCGTTGAAGTATGTCACGGTATTACTGCTTAGTGAGAGAGAGTAGTCTGTTGGTATAACAAGGCTGTCTGAACTTTCTAACGTTTGCGTAGTACCATCCGGTAGAATAAGCAGGCCTGTTATAGATATTGGCAGTTGCACCTTACTGACGGCATCCTGATTGTGTACTATATCTACGATTTCGGAAGCATTAATCGCTGCAGCGCCGAGGATATACTCTTGGATTGCTGTTTTAATAGTGTCTATAGGCTCTTCGTATGTAAACTCTATTATCATGCTCACTGTTACGTAACAGGGTATAGCTCCTCTAACCAATTGGTCGGCGCAAACAGCGCGAGTATCAGTACTAAGGACATACTGCTGTATTTCATCTACCCAGGTTGGGCGATCCACACTGAGTAGAACCGTCTCACCGAAGTACGATTCATCTGTTATAGTGATGGTGACTTCTTCATATACTGTAAAACGGCCTTGAGTTACGTTGCTTAAATAGTTTGCGGTCTGTTCGGTATCGGCTGAATAGTCTACAGAGTAGGCTGTAGTCTCAAGCGGTAGGCCGGGGAACTGTTGCTTACTAATACTACGGATACGGTAGATCGGGATTTCATCAACAGAGGTTAGCTCAATTACTCCAGTATCTGAAACGGTTTTCGTTAATACCGTATTCTCTAACGGAGTCTTCACATAGATGTCAACTTTGGACCCCCGGCCCACTCCTAGCGGAGTCGCCCTATCGCGCTGCATCTCTCGGAAGCCATAGCCTACAATAACCAATTTCTGTATAGTTGTAAACTGCTCTAGGAGTACCGCCCGGATAGCTTTATAACTAGAGAGCATGCGCAAAGCTAGGCTTTCGCGGGTACGCGAAATACTGTCAGTCACTCCCTCTGCAGCAGCGCCGCCGTCAAAATCAGTAAATGCACTTATGTTTACAACAAGAGTCCCCAAGGAAGGCGCTGTTAAACTAGTACCAGCCTTTAACTGGTACGATGTACCCTCTACTTCGGCAGTTACCGGTATTAAAGCTCTGTAGGTATCTGTAGTATAAGGATATAGTTTAACGGATCCTGGTGCGGCAGTATCAGCAGGTTCTATGACATAGGGATCAGAGTTTGTGAATACTAGTCCGCCGGCAGTAGTGAATTGTGTATCAGCAGGGATATATTGTGTGATGTTCGAAGCATAAATAACTTGAAGTTGCCCTGTGGCTTTATCCCCAGTGTTACGCGTAGCAAACCAGTTGCTTAATAGCCCATCTAGGACATCTGTTTGGGCTAGACTGGGGTTAGCCTCTAAGTTCTTAAAGGACGACGTAGCCTCAAAAGTATCGATTTGAGACTGTATAACTGCCGATATTAATCCCCCAACATTAACTAAAATTTCTCTAGTAGGAGTACCAACTCCGGTATCGATGTCAGGAAGGTTCTCTTTTATCGAGGCAATAAGAAGCTCTTGTGCTTGTAAGTACTGGTCTTCTGTTATAGTTGTCATGTCAGCGACCCTATACTAAGAGGGATAATATAAACAGTATTATCGCGGGTAGTCATCTCTACCGTAAAGCTAATCCCGCCATTTGCAGTGAATGCAAAGTCTTTCAGCTCTGCATCGATTAGGTATTCATCCCCCGGGGTATCATCTGTTTGGTCTTCAACAATAGTGTCTCTCGCCGATTTAACAGAGCTTAGGCAAGCATGCTCTATAAGATTCCTGCGTATAGCCACAGAAGTATGCACCATACTGCCTAACAGTGTTCCTCTACCAACCTCAAAGGGTTGCGTATCCGGGGCAGTCAGTAGGACAATAATAAACTTCTGAGCTAGTTTTTGTACTCCGGTGCATATTTTAGAAGGACGAGGGTAGGTCAGGCTGATTGCACCAGTAATAGAAGCTGGTGGGTCAACCATCAAGACATCTATTGACCGTCCGGTGTAAGTGTATGATAGTTGCAACATCAGAAGTCTTCTGTTAGTTCTCTTACAATACCTAGTTGTGCGTTTAACTGGTCCGCTTTACTTTGCGCGTGAACAACTGCAAATGTAAAGAAGTGGTTTCTCTTCCTATTACGCATCATTACCGCCCTCTTCCTAAGGGCAATAGCATCCCCGGCTATTTTATACCCTGCCGATTTAGGGCAGTCAGCCGCTTTAAGGGAGGATGCTCCTAAAGCCTTGGTACTGCGCTCGGTGTAGGCATACCATGCAGGCTTTTGTTTATTCTTAACAGCTTCAGCGTAGTCTGTCCACTGCTGGGCTTCATCTGTAACAAAATCTGTGTATTCTGTACTCATCCTTGTCTAAACACCGCCTTAAACTTCTTTGCTATATTATTAGCTCTTTGCGTCACCCTTGCAGGGGAAATACTTAGTTTTGTGGCGATAGCCTTCTTGGGGAGTATCTCCGCTCCTCCGTAACGAGTGGTGTGCTCAAAAATAATCTTATCTTGAGGGTTCAAATCATTATAGAAGTAGTCTACCCGAGCATCCTCCTCGCTTTCAGAGGAGTGGATGGGGTCGAACTCTAGTACTTTATCACCTACCTCATTTCGCAGTCGTCTCTGAATTTGTGCTACGTTTTTAACACCCCAGTTCATTTCGTCTGCCAATTCGGCTACGGTTGGTTCTCTACCAAGTGTGTCTCTAAGATAGCTCTTAGCGCGTAAGAAACCCCCAACTCCGCGCTGTAAGTGCTCTGGAAGACGTGCTGTACTAAAGGATTCGTAGTTCTTTCGGTGTAGTTGCTGCAGCTGGTGTACCAAGTGGGTACTAAGTGCGGCTCCCCTGTTAGGGTTATAGTTCTTTACAGAGGCTATGGCTATCTTTTTCGCCATACCTCGTAGTACCGTTTCTGGGATAGTACCCTTGTAGGTGTGTAACTCTCTATTAATGACTGGGTTTAAAGTTCTAAGGACATACGCCATGTTCTTCTTAGTCGGAGAAGATTTCCAGTCACCGTAAGCATACACCATTTGCTCTTTAGAGGTAGCAGACAGTTTTTCAAAGGTCCCTTGTACATTTAACCAAAACCCCGAAGCAGTTTTCTCTAATCCTTTTGATGAGATAACGGTTGATGGCAACGGAACACCGTCTACATAAACACTATCGGGGCCATACAAACAGCATACCTGCTGTATTAATCCCGGTACTAGTAGTCTATCTGGTATAGCTGCCTTTTTGACAATCACCACGGAAGAGTCTTTTGCAGCCAGTAGGCAAATCCCAACTTTTTCCAATCCCTGGAGAATGTCGTACCCACCCTCAAACTTATCACCAAAAGTAATCCCATTTTGTATCATGAGGGCACCACTCCCAAGAATCCTACATCTGTGAGTATTTTGGTAGCAGAAGCCTGCGTGTCGAAGCTAGGGTATAGGGGATTCTTGATAATCTCCGGATTAGTCAATTCACTCGCGTAGTGGACATGAGAGAATAATGTTTGAGTCAATGCTGTTTGTGATGTAGCGCTGAGGCTGTGTGTCACTTCGGTTACGTACCCAAGCATATTTAGGTTATCTCCGATTACGACAACACCTCCAAATCCTGGAATAATATCAGGGCGATATCTGCTTAACACAGTTCCCAAACGCTGTTCAAACTTTTTAGCCATCAGCACATACGCGGCGTAGGTTTCACCAAGTTTAGGTTTATCTAAATTAGCAATAGCATCCTTCATAGACTGTACCGACTGCTTATTTTTATCTCTACTTACCTCTTTGTGGAGTTTTATATCATTATACGCCTTTATTTTAATTTCACTAGTTAATTTTCCGACTACCCCCGGGGCTTGAAATAGCAGGGTTTTAACCCCAGTTTTTTTCTCTTGTTCAGTTAATTTACTCTCTGGGGGGTATAATATGAAAGGATCACCGTCTATTTGCCCCGCAGAGACAGAACTGTTATATTTTGGAGCAGTTAGTAGAACTCTAGTGGGTACGCTAAACGGGAAGTCGGATACTTCGATAGATGTAGTCTCTTCCGCTGCTAAATAGTTAATCCCTGAAGTGTCGAGAGGGGTTAATGCTGAAATATATACTTTATTTCCTACTGAAATTATTACAACCCCGAAGTGCTGGCATAACTCTATAATGAGGTGCCAGAACGTGGCTTGATAATCTGTGAAGGCTCTATAAAGAAAGGCGTGTACAGCAGCCCGATCTCCCTCCCACGGAAGTACAAGGTTATCTAACTCTGTTACTAGTGCTATTTCATCTTTTAGAAACTGCTGTTGTCCCTCTGTTAATTTAAAAGCTTCTTGCGCAGCACGGAAAGCCCTTGTATGCCATTCATTGCCTAATGCAGAATTAACAGTCGCGTTAGATTTAGTCATAACCTCAGTGAATCTAGAGAACATACGAGAGAATATTTGCCAAGCAGTATCCCTAACATCCACAACTCCCAGTAATTGACCGGGTGCCATATTCGTGTTATCCGAGCCCATCGAGCTAAGTTTAAATACTCCCCAAGCAAAAGGACTAGCTGGGTGGAATCCTATAGTAGCGATAGGAGTCTGGCTAAGTAGGTATAAACCCCCTCTAGCGTTTATTGTATATTGAGTTCCTGCCTTAGAACTCTTTGATATCCCATACCCTGTTACGTAGCCCGAGAAGATATTATGAGGCTCAGTTATAGCAGACCTTTTTGTCCTAAACCCACGAACAGTAATATCTACTTTAGCAAACATAGCCCCCTTGCCAGTTTGGGGAAAGATACTAAGTATTTGCTTATGGGCATCTCTGTTCCTAAACCCTATACCAATAATTGCCTCAGGAATATTATTAAGTCTATTAGAAATTTGTACTTCTGCTACGTATATAGCTTTTGTACCGGAAGAAGAATCGAATAAGGTAGTTCCCTCTCGAGTTATTTCTATATCTACTACTACTGGGGTAAACGTTGTTCGCATGTTATTGATTATGATAGTAATCGGCTACAAACAGCCAGAGTATCGCCATTGCAGAAACTACGTAGATACTTGTAAAGTGTGTGTTCTTGATATAAACAAGAGTATTTAGGATAGAGGAATCCAGAAATTTAGAAGCATCTGTCTGTAACTTCTGCAGATCTGTTGTTTTTAGTATGTTAGAGATAGTGGGAAGAGGGTATGTACCATCGCCTATGTAAGCACCAGAGCTAAAGTTGAGCGTATGCTCCCGGAGTGTGCGTGGTAAATACAGGAATAACTCAGTGGCTTCGGCGGCTTGGATAAACTTAACAGCTGAAGAATGGTCCGATAGCCTAAATATTTGACGCAATCGCTCTAAGTATCCAGGATAAGTACTTGGGACGTACTCTGGGGCCAAAGTATTGATCTGGTTTAGTGCCAAAGAGTAGTTATAGTTTAACATCATGTCGTTTGGCTATCCTCTAGGGGATGGGGTAGAAGAAGGCTTAGAGTTACTGCCGCTATACTATCGGTTTCAGCGGTCACTTCTAGAAGAAGGCCCCCTAGTATGCCATCCAAGTACAGACCCCTAGGGCCAGCTATTCTAATATACTCATTACCAGCGTTAGAGGCGCGCTTAAATGCTCTAAGGTCCTCCTGGTACTTCTTCATAAGTGCTGTATGGAGATTATCAGTTATCCCTGGGAACGTCCCCGATGGCATCACCATTCCACCAAGAGTTAACCTGCCGATACTCCTACCGTAAGCATATACGTGCACTAAGTCGTTAAAAGTCTCTAAGACCTGTAAACGCTCGCTCTCTTCTAGGCGGTATGAGTTAAAGATAACCGGCCAAGTTAATTCCTGGCGATCTCCGAAAACTATTAGCGATTCAGAGTCGGAAGTTTTAGTTGTAGCTCTATACGAGTTATGCCAGGAATTGCCAAAGATTGACATTAGCTTTCCTCATTAAAGTCTGTTACGCCATTCTCTTTCGCTGCTGTATACGGGGGTAGCGTACTAAGTGTCTTATCTTTATTTTGAATAGTGTAAAGACAATGCTCAAAGTGAGCCATAGCGGTTAACGGCAGTTGGTTTTTACTCATCTTATCGCCTTGTTACACTAGGTTTTTTAGCTGTATGCTGCGGAATGCCTTTATCTGTCTTCTGTTTAGTATTGTTCTTTATTGCGGTGAGGTCTTCTTTCATCTGTTTTGTGTTGTTAGCAGTCTCCTGTGAGGCCTGTGCTATCTTTTGAGAAGTGTTTATACCCCACTCTTTCTCGGCTTTTTGTATCCCAGCGCTAAAAGTCCCTAACAATTTCTTAGATACTCCTGTTCCAGCCGTGCTCATCATGGCTTGTAACAAGTTTACCATATTCTCCATCCGCATTCCAGTCTTAGCCGTACCTCTTTCTTCGAGCCTTTGCTGCATTTTGCCAATAAATTTTCTAAAACCCTTTGCCCTCTTTTCCTCAGGCTTTCCGGCTAACTGGGATAATGTCTCCAATTCTTGGGTAGCAAACTCACGGAAGTCACTTTCTTTCTCAAACCCTAGTAGATGCCTCGCAGCTCGTTTCTTCCTGTCAGAGATTTCTGTTAGACCCTTCTTAGCATAGGCTAATAATATTCCTTTATCCTCAACTAAGGTATCGACTTGCTTTTTACGTAATGCTTTTTGTTCTTCTGCGGCTAATCCTACTGCTTTTTGAGATTTTAAGGCTATATCTTTCGCAAAATCCGCGAATGTTGTAACTTTCGATACTCTGAAAGATGCTTTTATTCTGTCTTTTTGGGCATCATCCGCAGTACCGGCCTTCCAAACTCTGATGAGTTCTGGTATCCCCCGCTCTTTTAGTATTTCCTCGAAGCCTTTACCTCCAGACTTTAGCCTAATATTTTCAATAACCTGCCTTGTATCCTGGAAATCTCTCATAAAGGTGTCATACTTACCCTTATTACTGCCTCTAAGAAGGGCTAGCATATTCTTCATATTCTCTTCCGGCGCTTTCTTGTACTGCTCAGAGTAACCCTGTCCTTTAATAAATTCTTCCATAGAGGCCATATTAAGATCGCGCTTATCAAAAAATTCACTTAATTGTGTCGCGAAGCCTTCTCTGTCGGCTGCCGCTATTCCTAAATTCTTACCGAGTTTCCCAATAGCATCAGCTCTAGTAGTGCTCCCAACATCCTCCATTATTCCACGCAGTGTTTTAAACTGTGACATCCCTTTTGCCACGCTAAAACTGCTACGGCCAGTGAGAAGTTTCATGCCTGCGTAGGCTCCTCTGGTAGTAGGATCGTACATCCAGGGGAGTACTTGTAGCAGCTTATTTTCCACTGCTGCTAAAGCCTTCGGGGTTAACTCTCTTTTCTTTATAAGCTCTGGGTCAAATATTGTCTTCCCAGCAGCCACATCCTTCATATTTATAAGTGAGAGAACCTCCTCTTGTGGTAGAAGGGCCTTAATATACTCCCCGACTCCCTGAGAGGATTCCCTTTTGATGACATTCCAAAGTCTCTCCATAGGTCTAGGTAAGCCTCTAGCCTCTCTTTCAGTTGCTCTAGCCTCTAGTGCAGACGCGGTAGCGTCTCGCATACGCATACGCGCAAGCCTAAAATAGGGATCGTTGGCCCCACCCTGGAAGATTCTTATCGATTCTTTTGCAACCACGCGAGCTTGAGCCTCTGTCCAACCAAAATTCTTTTGATAAAACTGCTGAACAACGGCTCTCTTTTGCTCAAGAAGTTGCTCACGCTGCCCTGTTGTTAATTTTGCAAACTCCTCACCACGCAGCATTAGGCGCCTACGCTCTTCGCTGTCGTCCGGAGTCACCCCAGCTATAGCTTCAGTTACCTGTGCGATTCTACCACGACGCTGTATATCCATGATATCGGTGCTACGCTGCTGTGGCCCTGTACCGATGGTAAATCTCCCCGATGCCACGCCTTCTGTGAATCTATTTGTGTTATACTGCTGGTTTTGTTTAAGTAACCTGCGTACTTCTCTATCGGCGGCTGCATCTGAAAGCCCAGGCCCGGCAGTCGCTTTGTAACGGGCCTTGATTAAATTGAGCAAGGAGTTCCTAGCCCCTACGTTTAAACCTCCTGGCTCACCAGACATAGTAAAATACTGCTGCACTGTTTTCGGATTCACACCTACATCTTGTGCCATCTGAAGAAGAGATGCAGTATTCTTAAATTGGCTACTGCCCATCCAGGCTGTCTGTGCCATTTCCAGAGCGGCTTGAGTACCTGACATTCCTCCTGCTGCTGCTAATTCGCGTGCTGTTAAAACAGGCCTGGCTAATTCGGGAGTTTTACCCATCCCGACGTCACTAGCTTTAAACCCTTGCCGGAGGAGTTGCGCTCTCTGGTAGGTGCCCGCCGCCATCATAGCCCCGGTAGTACCAGTATATCCCAGTTGGCCATACACCTTGGCCCCTTCCGACATAAGTCTATGCATGACTTCCACAGAAACGTGAGCCTGCTTTGCTAAAGCATCCACTTTCATAAGAAGTTGGCCAGCACTGGCTGTTTCTGTTATTGGAAGTGTCCCAGCAGTAAGTTCCATAACTTTCTGTATGACTTCTTCTTTTTTCATACTCTTATACAAAGTCCCGTATACAGAAAGTCCTGTAGCCACTACTTCAGATAATTGTTCCACCCGTTTACCTAGATCCTTAGGATCAACACCGGACAACATACCATAGTCGGCACCCATACGGGCAATGTCAACCATCTCACGCAGGTTGAAGCGTCCCTTTCTAAATAGCCCTGTTTTAGGATCTCGGTAAGTTCTACCAGCCAAGTTACCCATTAAGTCTTCAACTTCATTGCTCCGAAGACCCATTTGAGGCATTCTACCTCTTCTGGTCATAGTTATTCCTGCAAGAGTGTCATACAGTAGTCCTGCTTGGCGTCCGCGATCAGCTGTTTCATCCCCTAGTAAGGGTCCAGCAGTCATATTCCAAGCCTGGGAAAGCATATTACCCATCATAGTGGGTTGCCCGGTGGCTCTATCTATAAACAGTCCACGAGCACCTTTGAACCCCATCCGCTCTAAACCCCTAGTGGCTGATATAACCGCTAGAGGATTATACCCGGATAGTCGTTGTTCTAGCCTAGCGCGCTGATCCGACCTCCCAAGAACTTCCATCCACCTCTGATGTAACATGTTCTGCGGAGCTTGCCTACCTATAGCAGGGAAGACCATTTGGGCTATACTAGTCAGCATATTAGGCTGATAATTCATTATATTACCAGCGTAGTAGCCCCCCGAACCGGTGTAGTGCGAGGTTCTAGTCGGAGCGCCACCAGTTAGACCTATAGCACCTGCTAATTGAGATAAGAGGCCTTGTATAAGTTGTCTATCCACTAGTACCACCTTGTGGGAAGAGTTCTTTATATCTATTCGCTAAACGTTCACGCTCGCGCTGTGCTGCAGATTTATCCCCTGTTTCTCTAGCACGAGCAGCAAGAATATCCAACTCGGATATATGGAAGGATGGGGAGTCTCTCAATCCATGCTCGAACTCCCACTTTGCTGCTTTCATAGCCAAATCCGCAGTATCCTCTTTTTTAACGGTGGGTAACTCTTCACAGTATATAAGCCGATAGTAGTTTTGTAAAGAGTCATTTAGTAAAGCCCCGGAGTTTTCCATTCCGGATGCTAGTAAAGAAGCCGCCACCACTACTTGGGTTTTCATAAAATCTGTGTCCTGTAGACGAGAATGGACATCCAAGATTACTTGATTTCTAATAAACCCTAGTAATGTTTTAGGTTTAAAGTTAAGAGTAGCCCCTTGTCTGACATAGGAGTACGCTATTAAGTAACGATGGCGGCTTGTAGTAAACCCGATTCGAGTAACTCTCTGCGCATAACTTCCATACGCGCCGCAAATCTACTCAGGAGTTCTGTGAACAGGATAAACTTAGAGCCAGAGAATTTTAGTAAATGCTCTACGCGAGACGCAAAGGGGTAGGCCGTATAATCTATCGTGCCTTCTTTACCTTCTGTTGGATGAATAGCTGTAACTTTTTTAAGGAAACATGCTAGATCGGCTAAAGCTTCGTAGGAATAAAACTGTTGATTGGTAGTTTCCGGCGTTAATTTTGAGTTAACCCAATCCACACTTGCATGATAATCCTGCAATGACTTGGATTTAAATGTTATTTTTAGAGCGCCCTTTGCTACCTCGTAGGTCTCTTCGTAAGGCTCATCTGTCATGGTGTGTACCAGGTACGCATCCCGCATTGCGTCTGTTATATTTGCAGCTTCTTCCAGGAGTAGGTCTTCATTAAGCGGAGTTTTAACTTCCATTCCTATAGCGGGAATCTCATCCTGTTTCTCTGGTTCTTCCTGCTGCGGGGCTACTGCGGCCCCTGCCGGGGGTACTGTGAATTCATCAGGCATTGGCTACTCCTCAATTTTAGTACCAACATAGATAGTAGTGGCAACAAATTTGCCTCCACTAGACTTAGGTTCTGTATTACGAGTGTACGAGTATAGTGTAACACCTGCACCAGGGTATGGCAATGTGTTCTCTATCTTATCGTATGTTAGGTCCCACTCTGATCTCTCATCTTGTTCGTTTAGTTGCCACGGAGTGTAGTACAATCCGCCCACGCGCTGGTTATCTCTATATAGGAATTTTATCTTTGAGGTTTCCGTATACTGCCAGGGCTGAACTAGAGAGTCGATATCCTGTGTTTCTCGTATAGTCGGCACAGCAGGGCTAGGACTATTCCTTTTACTAATAAACACTCCGTTCTTGCCATGGGCATCCCCAACATACGTCCATTCATACTGTGGATGGTTGTGGGCAACGTCCACACCATTAGGGGCATGTATGCGACAAGAGCTATGTCCCGTTATAGCCATTGTGCGGCCATCCATGCGACACTGCTGCGTTTTAATCTCCGCTGTAGTACACTGTACATCCCAACTTGCAGTTTCCAGGTCATACTCAGTCGAAGTAAAGGAAATTAGGTCCGAAGCTGTTCCTGAAATGATACTGGTATCTAAACGTATCCGTGCACCAGAGCCTTTAGTCCGCTGCGTAATATTGCTCTCTGCCTCTAGCTGTATAGTATTACTCACAGAGTCTAAGACAATAGGAGCGTCTCCCTTGCTCCTAAGAATGATACCGCCCGATTTCATCTCATCCCCAGTTGTTGCGTCAACTGGCGCAGCATCTCCTTCCGTTTCTAAAAGAATGCCCCCTGTTTTAGAAAACATGTGAAGATTACTATCCGCTTTTACTCTGACGTCGCCAAAATCGCAACTAAGTGTGCAGTGCTTATTTGTACGAATACTAGTATTTCCTGAAGTTAGTGCAATAAGGTCTCGCCCAGATTGAAGAAGAAGATCCCTGGCCGGGGCGAGTATGATATCGCCAGCAGAGTTCATCTCTATGGTGCTACCTGAGTTACTTCTAAAGACAATACTTCCGTCATCTCTAATATGGATGAGGCCGTCCGCTTTAGTCTCTACTTCTTCCCTTACTAGTTCCCAATCCTTAGAGTAATCATTAAATCGTCTCTGAGACCCTACTTCTTCTGTATATTTTAAGAAGTCTACCTCTTCCAAACCGCGACCATCGATGTGAGTCTCATTCCAAGTATAGGGCGTAATGTCAGACGGCGTTATGTTAGTATCTCCCTCCGGGTCCTGTGGGTCTTTTAGTCTATGAGGTATGGGGATTTCGTTTACTCGTCTAAGTAAGACCTCCTTGGTAGAATGCAGACTAATCCTGCCTTCATCATCGAAGTGTAAACGACTTAATCCCTTATTATCTGTAGTTTGTGTGTAGATTCGCAACAAGTCTCCGAGCCAACCGGCATGTATTTGTACTCTTGCCTTTGGGTCATTACTCTCTTCTAATTCGTAGTACCCATCGTCCGGGTCGGAGACTTCACTTCCAATCTCCTGCCCTTCTTCGTCTTTACCTAAAGGCTCCCAACTCTGGATTCCGATAGAGATTTCAGAGTTTACGTACCCTTCATCATCATAGAGGTGGGTTTCACCTAAGGCATGGTACACCTGGTAGGTTCTAGCTACTATACGTACTAAGTCGTCTACGCTAATAGCTTGTATCTGTGCTAGTTCGGATGCTTTAAGAAGAGCTATAGTCCCTTTGAACAGTCCGAGTACACCGCCGTCCTCATTACACCAGCCACTGTCTCCTGGGAACACATCTACAGGGCGGCCAGCATTAAAAGGGATGATGGCACCCTGATCGGGACCTCTCCAGATGCCGGAGTGTGCCTCTTCAGTAAATGCAGAAACGGAACCCCCTAGTAGTGCTCTATAGAGGACTCCGCTTGTAGAAAACCCTTCTGGTGGGATACATCCTAGGATGACCGGCATACCAGAAGGTGGGTTAAAGATAACGGCATAGTCGCCGTACTGAGGAGTACAAATAGTACCATTCCCGAATAAACCACCAACGCTTTCCGAGCACCACCGGGCGGCGTACGTTCCTAATCCAGTATTCACTTGAGCGGTATACGCCCCTGCGACTACATCTAGGATGCGGCCTAGCTGCAAAAATGTGTTATTCTGGAGGTGCTGCTGTAACAATTGGAACGCAGCACCATCCAACGGCAGTTCTCCAGTCCATTTGGAACTGGCGTTGCCTGGCAACCCATCCAGACCTAGGCTTAAAGGTGATTGATAATCCATGCAAGTATGTATTATCCAAAGATACTTGTAATAGCTTCTGTTACAGCTTGCCCGGCAGTTGTAACTGCTGCAGCAGCTGCAGAGACAATACCACTGACATCACCGCCAAAAGTCAAAGATGCAAATTGACCGGAAATGTTCTCCTGGCACAGGGTACCATTTGCATCTGTTTGAAAACCATAAGACTCTATAATAAGGCCGGTAATGTGTAACTGGACATCAGCATCATTACCTCCACTGATAGAGCCTCCAGCAGCAGAGCCTTTCCGGAATGTGACTGTTTTATCCCCGGCCGCTTCGGCAGCAGCGGCAGTCCACACCCCCGTACCAGTCTGCCCTAACAAGGCTGTGATTAGTTTAGACCCTACAATGCGACCTATCTGCAAATTGCCAATAGGCCTGCCGGGGGCAAAATAGACAAAAGACGACCCGATCTCGAATACTCTATTAACCGGCTGGTTGTATTGGATAATAACGCTCTGTACCAAGAACTGATTTGAAGTCTGACCAGCGGTAGTAGTACCCCCGCCTTGGATGGTTAGTATCATCTCATCGGCTGTTACCAGACCAGTATTCTTGTACTGAACATTCTTCCCGTAGATATCAGGCATTAGTTTTACTCTCCTACTCGTTGCATCTGATTTAAAAAAACCTTCTCTTGTACTGTTCCAGCAGTTGTCTCCACATTCACCATTACAAATGGCCTAGAATCATCCGGTAGTCGCAAAAAGTCATTGGGGTAGTCGAAATAAAGTAACCGTCTTCTCCAACGCCATTCGTAAGGGTGTTTGTATGAGTACAACATTTTTACAGCACGAAAGACAGCGTAATTACCAGATCGTTAATCGGAGCGGGAATAACGAGTTCTACAAGAACTTCTACCCGATCTTTGTACGTTTCATGCTGTGCAACAGAGAGGACTCTACCTGCATTGATCATAGTACCGATCCGTGGGAAATCGGTTGATAATAGAGTATCAATGATAGAGAGCGCTCTTGCTTCGATTTCTTCCAAAATATTGGTGTTTATATTGTACAGCCCAATGAAATCCTGGAAATTCTCATAGAAGTAATACGAGATAAAATCAGGCACTCTAACAAGAGAATACTCTTGATCGAATAGACTGCCAGACATTTTGGTCATCAGCTGATGCCTAATGAATGGAGCCCCCTCTCTTATCTGCTGTGTTACTATAGTCACCCCGCCTTCGGCTATAGTATTTAGCTGTGCTCTAGAGAAGTACAAGAAGCTGTTACTTAAATCATCAAACCCCAGGACTTGCATGTTAGTAAAGCCCTGGTGCGGTAAATGTTGCGCTGTCAAGCCAGCAATAGCGGCAGCTAAGAAGTACCCTTCGACCTGGTACTCTCCGTCTCCTGCGATATTCGGCCATACTAACATTGCCCGACGGTTGTATAGAGAAGCTGCGTAATCCCGGATCTCTTCGGCTTGCTGTTGCTTGGAGAGAACCCTACGCAATCTGAATTTAGAAGGCGTAGTGATAGCGCTTGTCAGTGCCGGAGTAAACGTAAGTGCCGTTTCACTGCGGACATCCGTAATAGTATAGTCTGTCCACTGCAACTCTCCGTTTAGGTCCACTGAGAATCCTAGTTCTACTACATCGCCGACTACTACCCCGCTAGTAAGGAAGTTTACTCCCTGAGCAGTGTCTCCGATTAGGAGTTGGTACTGCGTACCGGACACTAGAGGATCATCCTCTACTGTTGCTACGTAGTCGGATTCAGCTCCGGATACTGGATCAGTATAATCCTCAAACAAATAGATCGATGTGTTAAGGGCTTTATTGAACAGCCCGATCCGCCACCTGTTTTCTGTTGACGTGGAAAGGCTGTTCGCATGGGCGATCACTAATTGATGAACCGCCGCGCTCTGTGTAAGAGGAGTTATAGCGTACGAAGCCCGATCTTCCTGCAGCCTGGAAAGTGCAGAACTATACCCGGCAGTGTCGTCCGTAGCTAGTTTCATGTACCGAACATCGGCGCCTCCAGAGTTTAGAATAGCTTTCTTAACACCATAAGAAATGGGGTTTGTAGGCTGGATAGGCCCCAAAAGACCTTCTATAGTCGTATCAGTAGCGTTTCCATCCATAGTACCTATCTCATCCGAGTCTTCAGGCCGTAATGCTCTGTAAGCAACATACTGGTTGGCCTGCGTTACAGGGAGAGGAACGAGTGTGGACCCAGAAGCCCAGGTGCTATCGGTAAGATAGATATTGCTTTCGATGGTAATCCCATCGCTCTCTACTTGCCACGCGTCATCAGCAGGAGTATCCACTCGGTATTCTGGAATACTAACATCATCTTTAATGATGTAAAGTGTAACATCCAGGTTGGTTTTCTCTATTTCAAAAGCCCACTGCTGTCCGACTGTTAAATCGGTACTAACATCGGTATCCTGGAATTTAACGGTGAGGCCCTGAGTACCAACAGCATACGCGGTGGTACCGAAGTCGGCAATCACTTGATCCGTAGGGGTACTGTCCAGCCCAGACTGTGAGGTCACACTATACTCGGCTACGCCAACGGCTCCCCCTTTAGTAATCTCGACTATATAGACCTCTTTATCGCGCTCCGACAGGACGTTTAAGTTATCGGCGTATGCCGACGTATCGACAACAACATCATCGGGACCGGCAACCACATCAGTAGGTCCGGTAATAGTTGGAGCCGTAGTCCGTATTGTTGCCGGAAGATCATCTTGCAACCGGATAGACTTAGTAGGCCCGTTCAGAGTCGCCGTAGCGGCTACGGTCCATTTGTCTCCGAGTAGCAACCCGCCTTGCGTGTTAGCTGCAAAAGTGACAGTGAGTCCTTTTGTACCAAATGTAACTGCTGTAGAAACAGCTACAACACTTGGGCCACTGCTATCAGTACTAGTAGATGTTACAGTAATCTCACAAGTACCCCACACACCGCCCTTTGTTACTTCAACGGTGTAGACCAGGTCCCTATCATTGGTGTAAGTACCGCCCATAGTAAGACCAGGCAATGAAAACCCGGCTTCACAATCAACGGTCCACTTATCCCCCAGTGTCAGTACGGTATCACCGCCATCAGTGAGAGTGAAAGTAGCTCCTAAGGCTCCGAGGGGGAACGCGAAACCATCGGTGCGGGCTTTGTATGAGAGAACGTCGTCTACACCGGAGTCCGATGTAATCTTTAACACTGCCGTTCCCGCTGTACAGGTAATCTCCCAATTAGACCCTGCCTCTAGAGTACTATCAGTAGTGTCATTGAGGGTGATTACTAGGCCGTAGGACCCAATAGCTATTGCTGCCCCGAATGTAACAGTAGCCCCTGCCACCGGACCATTATCCAAGCCAGAAGCGCTGGTATACCTCATTTTAGCTACACCGGTAGCCCCTGTTTGGATGATCTCAATGGTATAAACTTCGTCACTGGAATGATCCCATTCAGACGTAGCATCAATGACCAAAGTATCCGTGCCGATAGCGTTGTTCTGGGTAATAGTCTGCGTGGCGTAGTTTCCGCCAGTAGTGACTTCAACAGTGTAAGTATCTTCTACTACACCAGAGGCCAAGTCACCAGTGTAAGTGCCACCGGCTGCAACAACCTCATCCCCGGTATTACCGGCATCGGCTGCTGGGGATCCAACGGAATGAGAATGTACTCCTTCATTGCCGGCATCTGCGGTTGGAGTACCCACCACAGCCGGTATAATGTCATGTAGCAACTCAGCTACTTTCGTTAGAATGCTATAATCTGTGCCGCCAATTTCGGCGTGTACCAGGATACCATCCCCCGGTAACACATCCCGTAGAAAATTGGAGGATCTCGTATAGGTGTTACCTAGACGATCCGTAGTTGTAGAGAATATAGGTTCCGAACTGTCAATGTCTGCCGCTGCCCGTATTCTATTCCTATGCGGGGTGATGACTCTGAACTGGTATGTTGTATCGGCAATAAGCTTCTCAAAATACTTCAGGTACGCGTCATCGAAATACAGTAGCACATTAGCCAAATCTACAATGCCAGTGGCCGAAAGATTTGGGTAAGAGTGTTTAACTGTAGTTGACGGGTCATAGGCCCCTAAGGCTATAGTGGCCTTATCAGCCTGGTACGTCAATACATCGTACCGTGGGCCTATAATAACCGGGTTTAAAGCCGGGAATGCAGCGACAGCAGGAGCCGCAAACTCCTGATTAACTTGTACAGCTGGAGGTGAGTAAGCCATTGCTTCTACCTTTCTTGTACTTCGAGTATGAGCTGTAACTTAGTCCAAAGACTGTAATCGGCAGCAGTTGATTTAACAATAATACCATGCTTATTCGGCTCCAGTAGAGTAGAAAGCAAAGTTTTACTCTTAAACCAGTGCCTGCTATCTGCAATAGTTACAAAAGATATCGTGTGTGTGTCAAATACATCAAATTTTCCGGTGCTAATATCCACAAAGTCTATTTGTACGGATGCCGTAGTAGAAACTGCCGTGTTTAGGGCATCAACCCCGATATACCTGACTAAAAAAGGTCTGTTCCTATTATCCCAAAGTATAAACGAATCCACGTCATAGTCGGAGAAGTCTACACTTGTTAGTTCGATAGTGACCGACCCTACGTATACGTTTTGACTAACGTACACCCCGGTACCGCTAATTGCTATTTGTTCCGAAACAGCCCGCGTAGTATTAGTATATTTATCATAGGCAGTACCTATTACCGTTAAAATTCCGTCTAAATCAGCACCGGCGTTAACACTAACCGCTATTTTACCAACACCTACTGAGAAATTCAAGGGTGAACCGGAAGCCCCTGTGATTATTCTATTTTGGTGTCCTAAAACATTTGCACTGCTGATAGGTGCATAGTGCGTATGTAAGGAGGCTGCATGGGCGTAGTATTCTAAACTCTTTAATGCAGTGTTTAAAATTTCTCCCCACTGCCCTCGCGTGTCGGCATCATTAGAAACCGGAAGTTCCAAATTTAATAAAGTAGTCGTCTCAGTGGCCATTAATAAGTACCCTCCCCGTATAACCCTTCGCCGTAGGCAACTCCTTGTGAGTCCAGTTGCTCATGAACAGCCAAGGAAGTTACAATGTGCGCAATCTTGGGGGCTTTATACGTCAAACTCCAGACTTCGTTAAACCCTATAACAATATTGACTGGAACTACAAACGCATTAGTATACTCTTTAAGTACTCCTATAGGCTGTATACCGGCAACTCTGAAAGTGCTAAACGTTAGTTCTTTCCTAATTTCCGGGCTATACGCTGTTAGAAATCCACTGACTTCTTCCGCTAGTAGTTCAACAGCACCGGATTCTGTGCTAATACAAAGTAAGGAGACATCTCCACTACCTACTACTGCGAAGCCCTTAGTGTCCTCAGCAGGGTGAATGCTATGTAAATCATTTATAGCCACCCTAGTATAAGTCAGCCCTCCCCGTTTAATGTAACAAGCCGGTCGTTTTTGGGCAGCAAACTCTGTGGGGTTCCACTCATAACTTGGAGCCACTACGATTTGGCTGCTGTTGCAATCTTGACTCCATCGGAACTGTCCTTCGTTTAGCTGAAAATACTGTTTCAACAGCTCCACGAAGATCCCTGTTACTACCAGTGGCGTTTTCCGAATCTTTACTGTGGTTAGCTCTCGTGTGTATTGCGGGGACGTCATTTATACTATGCTCGGATAACAAAGAATACTGCTCAAGGATCTTAGGATTCGATGGTGACATTTTGAGTAAACAATTCTTTAATAATAGCGGAGTCAGTCACGCCGTGTTCCGCACATTTTTCAACAAACCCTTCGGCAAATTCCTTAAGGGATGAAGATTTCACCGTGTATGGGGTACCTAAAGCTAGAGACTTGTTTTTGTATTTCTTCCCCTTTTTACGAGTTTCTGCTGTGGTCTCTGATTTTCTATGTTTTGATGTAGGCATTGATAGCTCCCTACCCAGTACGTTTCCGCCAAGGCTCCCCATTCTGGGTAATTTTAGGGGGCGCGGCATCGAGATGGTACGTTCCGTCTGTATTTCTTGTGTACTCTACACGGTACCTGATGCTGGACGGAGGAATCTTTTTCAATACTGCTGTTTGGGCCACAGGGACCCGTCGCCATTCTATATACTGATGTTCCCACACATTCCAGCGTATATTGGTATTCTCTTCTATTACCAAGTCATCCCTTACAATAATAGGATAACTAGATAGCCTAAGGGATGCGCTGTGCTCCTCTACAACTCCCAACCCCTGCTCATTGAGGTCTGTAGTTCGAGCATTCTCTACTATCTCACCACAAGTCGGAATAGGATCATAGAAACCCCCTGTTAGGCCAGTTCCATAACACTCTTCACAGAAGTCCTTTGTCTTTAGGGATGAAGCCTGGTCTCTGCACGAACATGGCGTTCCCCAGTACTTTCTTTTAATTACTAGCAGAGGCACACCAATCTTTTTAAACCGCAAGTGTTCTTTTTCATTTAGCTTACGCGCTATCATCCAGTCATCTTTGTTAAGAGGCCCGAATAAGCTAATAGCTCCAGAAGTGATTGTTCTGGCAGCACTAAGCTTGGCAACAACACGATAATACACTAGCATCTGCTTAGTGATAGCTGCATATTGCTGGTCTTGGTCAACCCAACTGCCCACATTTACAAGGGGTAGTGTATGCCGCCTCTCCCACGGTCCTTCAGGGGACCCAGATCGCTCCACCCAAATCTCGGCATCTGGGTAGGCTGGAGAATCAACGATTTCCCATGTAATGCAAATCGCATCAGGGTAGTATGGGTAACTATTTAAATGGACGGCTGACACCTTTGCTCCATATTTTCTGTGTTATATCCTTAGCCCCGGCCCCTCTGTTTATACCTCTTCCAAGCAAGAAGGCAGCCAATGCCCAAGGCGCGAATCCTTTTGTTCCAAGACCCCCTTTACCGCCTGTTGTAAATTCACGAAATCCTCTACCAAAAGCACGTGCTCTAGCCGCTAGACTAGAGCCAACAGTTTTCGCAGATTGATTCCTAAGAGCATTAATAAGCCCGGCGCCAAGGGGTATTCCCAATTCTTCTCCTAACATACTACTGGGGTCAGTCCCGTAATCTTTTATATAGGTCTTTTGCAGATGCTTCATTAGCTGTTGAGGGGCTGCTGTAATACGATAGGGGTTCTGAGGATCTTGTATAACTTCACGCATGCGAGCTAAGACGGGTTTTCCAAACGAAGTTTTACCCAGCTCTACCATAAGTTTTTGAGGGTCTTTCTCTTTCAAGAGGCCCTGTAAGATAGCCTGCTGTTGCCGGGCAATGTTTAAATCAGGGGGGCCTCCCCTCGACATCGGAAAATACTTCTGTAAGTTCTTCCAATACAACTTCTCTCCTCCGGTCCAAGGCATATACTGTAAAGTCTTTTTTGTACCGGCTCTACCGGGATCTGTTTTATGAAGCCCTTCCCACAATGATACATTGGCCCATCTAGGGATGTTTTCTCCAAAGACAGAACGCCATTTAGGGGCAAACTTCTCAACATTAGCAGTCCATTCGCGCTCTGCTAATACTGGCTCTAACATACTGGCCGCTAGTTCATCTGAGATTCCTCTGTAAAGTCCTTGCAGCTCTGGAGAGCCGGCCATTTCCCCTTTTGGGAATTCAAATGTAGGTAAAAGCTGCCCGCTAGGGCTCTTTGTTAAACCAGAGTAGTAAGATTGTACTAATGTTGGATGTATAATAGCCTTCTGAAATTGCTCTATTGGTGCATTAGGCGCCAGCTTCTTGAGCCCTTCTTCTAAAAAGGCCTTTCGCTTAACAAACTCCCCTTGTTGTTTCGCTTTTAGCGCCAATAGGGTGCTATAATATGCGTCAGGGTTCGTATCTTTTATTTGGTCTAAGTATGCGGCAAGCTGTTCACTTTCCGGTACTACATCGCTTAAACCAAACGCCTCTGACAGCGCCTCTACCTGTGATTGTTCAGAAGCCGCTGCCGGAGTAGAGGGAACTTCAGGAGTCTCTAGCCCAAGGAGTCTCTGGATAGCTTGTCTACCTCTATCAGTAGACGCGTACCCAGCACCCGCCCCAGCTAAACCTCCTAAACCAGCTCCTAGAAGACTCCTGGTTAAAAGACCTCCAGTTAATGCACCCGCCCCACCTCCTATAACCTCGGGATGAGCAGTAATGAATTTCTGAATATCTTCTAGTCCAAGCGCCATCTTTTCAAACATACCCGTAATACTCCGACCCTATGCCTCCCCACCCTTGTGCCATGTTTAGGGAGATTTTGATCATAGATTTCTTCTGCTCGTACTCTGCGCGTAAATCATTAGCGAGCTGTAAATATGGATTAGCGTGAGCAGAGTCGTCAACTGATACTCCGCCGGAAGAAGCAGGCAGGTGGTTGCGCTCCTGATGGATCGCAGCACCCTTATAGAGATGTGACACCACGCCAAGCAATAACAGCGACAAATAGGGGAAATCGTTCTTAGTAAAGCCTGTTATTAGCGGAGGCGTGGAATTAAAGTCAGATATCGTAAAGTCTATGGCCCGCTCGATCTGCGGCGTCGTAAACTCCGCTTCCCCTTTATAATTACTCTGCGGCGAATCCTTTATAAACAGCCGCACATCGTCGACTGTGATTGCTGCCATTGTTTATCTTATGTAAAGGTTACCTTGACAACACCCTTGGTGTTACCGATAGCGATTGCGATGCACTCGTACAGCCAGAACTGCAACAGGTCAGCTTCGTGTTTAATATAAACAGTCGGCTCCAGCATAATGAAGAACTTCCCTAAGAAGTCTTCCGTGGTGAAGAAGTACATGACATTATCGGGGATAATCTCTCTCTTAATGGTAAACAGGGTGCGAATACCCATGATCTTACCCGTTGTAAGACCGTTGTAGTATTGTTCGGTAAGCGCGGCGTCACCAATATCGGTGTCTTCCCACTTCAGGATATCCTTACTGGTAACATCATTCATAAGGATACAGCCGTTCGGCAACTTCATCTTAGGGAGTGCCTTCATAGCCTCGGCTACATTCTTACGGGTAACCCCGCCACCAATCACCAGGTTCTGTTGGACCGGATTGGCGGCAACGATATCGTTACAGGTAGCAATGTAAGCGCCGTCTTCTTCCCCATGGATATCCTTAACCAGGTTATCACTGAGAATCTTACGGATGTCGTTGTCGTATGTTTTTAATTCGAAAATCGACTTGGTTTGACGTTCGGACTGGATCTTCCCGAACACTGCCTCATAAAACTTCCCAGTAAAGTACCGTGCAGGCGCCATTCCTCTGAAAGCTACATACGTTGCCTGAGAGTCAGGCTCCAGTTCCAAGATCTTTCGAGGCTTGTCCGAATCCAACTGCTTGTCCAATTGGTCATCAGCGATTGGAAGTGGAGTATAGATCTTGCGGGTGAACCCTTCCTCACGCAACCGACTTCTAGTGAAACTGGTTGCTGACACCGCTGCTTCTTTCACGTGGCCTTGCTCGATCAAGTTGCAGAAGTTAGAGGTTACTGTCCGTCCGAGCCCATCGTCACGACGGCTACCATATAATGTTTGTGTTTGGCAAGCTTCGTTCATTACGTCCTCCTTTACTGGGCTGTGCCGTTAGGAACGACCTTGATAATCTCAAGGTACGTGGTTCCATCGAACGTTACCTCGCCCCGAAGGACCCATCCATAAGTGGGCGCAGTACCACCGGCATGGGGGATGATTAACCCCTCTTGCCCGGCAACAGCGCTAATCTGCACCTGCGTTCCTGGTGGGTAGCTACCTGCCACATACTCCGTGGTTTGAACTACGCCGTTTAGAGCAACGGGCAGTTTCTTTCCTGCTCGAACGTCGGTGGCAGTATAACAGTCGTAGGCAACCCAGGCAACTTCGTACTGAGTACCGTCTGCTTTAACCAGCTCACCGCTGGAGTTGAGCTTGCAAGCCATTCCTTCAACAATGTTTGCGCCGGCAGCTTGAGGGAAGTTGTCTATAATAGCTCCTTCAAACGGCCAGCCCCTTGCCATGTTAATAGCCATTGGTTATTAAAACCTCCTATGTATACATCTTGGGGCCTTCAAGCGCAAACCTGGTAACTTCGTCCAGTGCCGGCGTATCAGGCTGCCCCGAAGGTGAACCTAAAGTAGGTAATTCTGCTGATCTAACAATCTGACTAAGTACCTCAGCGATCTTCTCAGGGTAGTGGGTTAGATCATCAACTAGCTGGGTAGACGCGTCAGTAGCAACATACCCCTTATCCACCATAAGTCCAACAGCGTGGGCCACTTTGTCCCTAAGTTCGTCATTTCGCTGAGAAGCGGTCTTCTCCAAAGTCTCTACATGAGCCTGGGAAGCGCTAATATATTGAGCTACCTTAGCTAAGAAGCTTATAGGCACCTGTACGGTATCCACTTATGCGCCTCCTTTTAAACTAGCCAGGGCTTCTTGCAAAACCTTTTTTGCGGCTGCCTGTACTTCTATAGAGCTCTCATCTCCTTCTCGTTCTTCCAAGCTCCCCGGAATAGGATGCTGAGAAACTGTACCAGTGTAAACAGCTTCTTGAGCCGATGGGCTAACTTGGCTAACAGGCATAGCGGGATCGGGAGAAGGAGCCGGATGGGCATTGTGTTGTAGAATGGTTCGAGAGAGCCGTTCAGCAACTACCTCCGGGTTATTGATTTCTTTTACTGCTTCTGCAATCGTTTTTTCATTCAATGCTTCGGCAGCAGCAATATAGTCGAGCACCTTCTGCTTTTCTGTATCGTCAATAGTACCTTCACCTAGAAGGCCGCTAAGGATAGGGTGCACTTGGTCTATATGAGCAGCTGCCTTACTTACGAAAGGGCGGGGGGTCCCTCCGTTCCCTTGTAAGTCGTTGAGCCAAGCAGCGATTTTTGCTATATTGTCTTGCTCTTTTTGGCGGTCTTGAGCAGCAATCTGGGCCTCCGCCTGCTTAACAGAGTTGTTCAAAGCATCCTCTACGGACTTTTGAATGAACATCTTCTGTTGTTCGGCAGCTTCTGCAGCTCTCTTCTGCATATCAATAGCCTGTGCCACTTCGGCTTGCGCTTGTTTGTACCCTTCCAGCCGAGCTTGCTCGACTACTTTCGCAAACTCGCGGCCAGCAGCTTCAGCTTCGGCTGCTTGTTTTTGAAGCGCAGGACCCTGCTGCTGTTGCACAGCCGCAATAAACTCACGACAAGCTTGTGCGCCGGCTTCCTTGTACCTATAGTACTTAGCTTGCTGATCCGAGGAGAGCTTTTCGATCTCTATTTCCTCTTCGTCGTTTGCAGGATACTCTTCTGCCGGGCTTTCCTCACCTTCGGCCGCTCGCTCTTCTTCTTTCATACTCTCGCTCTTAGACTCTTCTTCAGAGTCGTCCTCCGCTGCAGATTTCGAAAGAATGCTTTTAATAATATTCTCAGCAGCCTCACTACCAGCTGTATGCGCGGCAGACTTGTTAGAAGTAAAAGTGTCGAGTTTAGAAAGTAACTCATTAGCTAATGCAGCAACTTTCTGAGACGGCGGAGATTGGCTTAAGGACGTAGCCTTAGTGCTCTTCTCGTTGCCTTGTTGGGCAATATTGAACTTATTCTGTTTGTCTTTATCCCCAGTTTGTTCAATCTGAGGATGTTCGAGGTCTGGGCTAGTTGCCTTAGGAGGTGGGGTGCTTTCACCTGCTCCGTCGGTAGCTCGCCGATTTCCACTAAGAACATTCCCGTCTGACAAACGCTCTTCTGCGGATTTATCTATCCAAGAGCGTAGCTCGACGAGCATGTTACCTAAGTCACGAGTCATTAGGATCTCCTATTTTGAAAACAAGCACTTAGTTACCGGCCACTTCTACCTACAGTTACCTCTGTGAGACAACTAGTGATAGAAATAAATTATCATTTTGGCCTGGGCACAGCGCCGTACCAGATAACTTATAAAGAGAATAGACGTCAGCCAACTGTTGGGCAGCCGACTTCTTTATAGTCATGCCTCCGCTGCTCCTACTAGAGCCTACTGACATACCGCCAGGGAATATACGAAGTCTAATCTTAGGCGGAGAACTAAACGAAATCTGTAAGGCCCGTCTTCCAGCCTGCTCTGGTAACAGCGAAAACCGGTCCTTTAATTTACCTATTAGCGATTCTATATCCGAAAAAAGAGAAGCCGGCCGTAGTAACTCAGGCAAACCTAAATCGTCCTCATTTAAACTACTGAATGACACGCACGGCCGGACTTCATCAAGGGTATCGTCCGCAATTCTTGTCTGGGGAAGGAGAAGTTTCAAGAAATCGGACAGAGAGAGTATTATTCCATTTTTAGCTAGACTGCCTAGCGCTACTTCTTTAGGATATTTCTTTAACTGATCTAATATTTCATCCGAAATAGATTCTTCAGGAAGTGTTTTAGAAATTGTATCGGTAACATCCGTACCGTAGTTTAAAAGGTTCTTCTCTATTGCGGACAGCTTTCTAAGTAGGGCGGATTTTAGAAAGATATCCTTCTTATTAGGAAGGGCTTGTGTAGCCTCAGAAGCTGTTGCGACTTTTTGCAAAACATATGCTGTCCTGTCTGCTGGTTTGATAACATAGCTGATATCGAAAAATACAGGCTTGGTATTAACGGCGTATACTTGCTTACCACCGGGCAGTATCTCCCCCATATGATTCTTTAAATGGTCGCAATAATTATCAATAGTCTTAGCGCGGTTGTCACAAATAGAGCAAATATCATATGGGACTTTACAAGCCATGGAGACTGGTATCAACTCACCGGCGTCTACTCTAACAAGTATGTCTGGTGCCTTCGAATTATCAACATCAACTATTAACTCGACCCGCTTCATTCTGGGGTTCCAGTATGATTTTACTACTTTACCGTAACTACGATTAGGGTCTTTGTTAATATGATGTTTATAGTTATGGCCGAATTCTTCAAAAGTTTTGTGATGCTCTACTAAGGCTAACTCCGGGAAGTAATCTCCGTTCCTGTTACACCCATATGTCTCCCCAGCCCCAAGAGCCAACATCAGAAGTTTAGTATGACCTGGCTCAGGCTTTAGACTCTCTATAAATGCCCCGAACTCCCCATAGTTAGGACTGGCGGCCTTAACCATAGGTATAGTTTGTATGGTGGCTTCTCCGAAGTTAAAGCTGTTGCTTATAATCTTTGTTATCATGTTTTACTGCTTCTGCTGTTTGTGTATCTTCAGATTGTACCACATCTTTAGAAAGAATCTCAAGAACATTTTCATAATTTGCTGGCAAACGAAACATCGGCACAGAAATGTCTATGATTTTGATAATACTCATGTCGTTTGATATTTCTTTTCCAGCCCTTGTGTGAATTTTGGCAAAGCCGTTAAACCACCTGATACAGCCGATGTAATCAGGCCAGTCGTTAAAGCCTTTTGGAGTACTCTCTGCAGCTTCTTTTTATAAGAAATCTCTGGTTCCGGTTCTAGGATACCTAACGTCGCACCGGCCGCGGTACCTCCTAGTCCTCCGTACAAGGCATTACGTAGAGTAGGGTTCTCATTGACTCTTGAAAGAAGTTGCTGTACCCATCCTTCTTCGGCTTGTTTGATTACTAGAGCAGCCGCTTTAATTGCGGTTGGTTCATCAACATCTTGTCGAATAAGTTGGTCTCGTATAATACCAAAAACAGTAGCCTTTTTCACCAGATAGCTATCCACTAGATGGTCTCCACTACTATATTTGTAAAGGTATCAGAAAGTGATCTAAGAGTAGCCATAGCATTAGTAAACGCGGTGGTCATCTCAGTCTGCCAATTATTCATTTTAGCTTCTGCTTGGGCGTCATCCTCTGCAGAGATAGACCGAGTAAACGGAAAACCGGAGTTAATATCCCGCGGGTCAGTAGGAAACTCGTACGCCGGAGACAACGAACCTGTCCCGCCAGTCTCTATAGTAGGCTCCCCGTATTTCTCCATTAGGGCAAGTTCCCCCTGCGAGTAATTTTCTGGGACAATTTGGATTTGGTAGATGTTATTCTCTAACGTCTTAATAAATCGTAACTGCATTACTTACCCCTCACATTTTTTAATTGCTGTGTAGGGCTTAGTTTGCCCTTATTAATATAGTCGAGTTCTCTTAACCCTTTCTCAAGGTCTAAGTATTGCTTAACATCAAACCCAGTAAGAGTGTCCCCGTGCAAGACTGCCTGGCGTAAGAACGCCCTAACGACTGGCTCTTGAGTAGCAGCCATTCCAGACATAGCGTTAAGCATATTGTAAGCACTAAGAACTTTCTCCGGCGGTTGCTCTCGTAAGATCTCATCTCCTTTTACAATTTGCTGTAGTTTTCTGGCTTTCTTAACTGCAGAAATTAACTCTTTTACACTTTGTAGGCCAGTCTGCCGTTTTGCCAGATTACTCTCTCTCATACCCATTGCAGACTGCCCCAACCGCCCTGCCCATAGTCCGGAAGATATAAAAGGTGCAATACCGGCAGCGTCCTTCTCCATTGAAGAGTAGACTGTCTCTTTAAATTTCTCATGCGCCGTTTTATAGAGATCCGCGTAATCCTTAGCCACTTTTTCTAGAGCATCGTACTTCTGCAATAGCCTACAGAAATCCCTGAATGGTGCAAACTCTGAAGAATCAACCAAAGAATCCGGAGGCGACAAACTACTTACCCCTGCTACTTTAGTTAAATACTCCATAGCGTTCCCACAGTAAGGTTCATCAGAACATACCGCTAAAATATTGTGTAATGAGGGAAGTAAGGGTTTAACCTCTGCAAGTTTCCGCAACAACTCTCTCCCAGTAGTGTGTAATTCCATAACAGCTAATTCGGCAACCTTACTAATAGAGTTAAGCTGCTTTAAAATCTGGTTAGGGGTAGCTGTTGCTGTTTTTTGTAAAACTTCCACAGTAGGAGGAGGGATGTATTTCTTCCTAAGAGTGGGAGCATAGTAGTCCATAAAGGGGTCATTGCCATGCCACTCGGCTGTTTTGACCGCCTTTTTTGTTAAACGTCTTTTCACCTCTGTGCTATCGGCTACTTCAAACTCTGTCCGACGCTCACTAGCGTCTTTCTTCAGAACCGAAAGCATCTGCGCAGTATTAAGAGCCTCCGTAACTCGATCTACAGAGTCAAGAGTTAGCTCATTGCTTATAGCAACCTTCTCTACTGCATCAGTAGGAGAAACCCCCGAGCGTAAAAGGGTCGCCGCCTCAAGAGTGGCATCTGCAATGATAGAGTATATCTCACTCATATTCCCAAATCCTCTCTGCTTCTCTTAGGCTTACCTTGGTAAACTGTCAGCTTATCAGAAATTGTAGAAAGTATCTGCTGTACATTAGAAAGTGCGGCATCAGCCTTCGTAGACTCTAATTTACCTAATGTTTCAATAGCTTTCAAGATAATTTTGAACTGCTGGTCTTCCTCTGGGTCAATTAACTCTATTCTCGCGCACTGCAAGAGGAGCGCGTACTCCAGGCGGCGGCGTATATTATCGGAAGACTCCTTTGTGATATTCGTCTTGTACCCCAGAGTAAACATCAAAGCTTCTCGACCCAGTAGTCTAGCCACTACTTTAAACTGATCGCCGCTATAAGAAGGGTCATTCATTACAGCCTCTAGGCATTCTGCTTCCGAGTTTTTGGTATCAAGGTCAAAGAATAGCTGCTTGTAAGTGTCTACGATCTCCGGTCCTATTTTAAATTTAGCGGCGCACTCCTCACTAGAAAATCCGGCTAAAAGCATCGCCTCCACTTGCCTTTTAAAAGCAGGCTTATCATGCAATTGCCTGGCTACTCTAAACCGGTAATCGGTATTATCGCCGCGTAGGTAATCGCGGTAGTCTTTGCAGAGCGCATCTATAGTTGGCTCCAAAGATCTTGCGTTTTGCGCACGCCAATCAAACGGCTTACTAAGGTGATCAACTTCCATGAAGCTCTAACTCCACATTATCTGGTGCAGCTTTTTTCTGAAAAGATAGGACTAAAGTACCAAGATTCTTAAACGTTTGTACCAGCATATCCTCTTGGGTATTATATTCCGTTATTTGAAATAGATCTTGGAAGTCTTCTGCCTTATACCAAAATAAGAAAATAATTCTAGCTAACTTATCAACAGCCGCATTAAGAGTAGGTATAAAAGAACTGACCATCCCTAGAGTATCGCTGGTAGACGCAATCGCTGCAAGCATACCGTGCTCAAACAGCTGATCATCCCCCAGTGCCTCAAGCCCCTTCATCGCTCCTACTGGGTTAGCGGGTGCTTGGCCTAATACCCCAGGCACTCCTCTAGGACCCAGGTAAAGATTCTCACCTTCGCCCATAGGCCTCGGCGGGTTAAGAGGAGGCTCCGTTGTCGCGGGAAAGATTCTTTCTTCTGGTATCTGTGTGAATGCAGCAGAATAAGTAGGATCGGTCATCAACGTGGGGTCCATTTGATTGTACTGTGAAGATTTAACCATATACTTATGCTGTAAGCATGCCCCTACGTCCTCCAGTATTCTCTCTATAGACTGGGTATTCAATCCAAGTCCTACCAAATGCTGGGCTAGAGCAGCCTCTTTATTAAACTTCTTCCAAGGGGCCTCGTCTAAACTTGTAAAATACTCAGCCCCGTCAGAGCGAACCTTAAGCATCTTGTACCCACGTTTAAAACGAATAGCAGTATTTAAAGTTCCAGGATCTCCAATTTGTAATGAACCGCAACTACCACATTCCCCGGTAAGTTCAAAGAAGCGATAGTGTTTAGGGACCGCTAACCCAGTTCCTATTTGAGTCAGGTCCCTGCTATCGGAATCCGTCATATAAATCTTAGCGAGAAGACGCGGCCCCCCTTTGTACTCATCGTCTTCAGAATAAGTCTCCGAAGATTGACCTCTACGGTCCTCGCCCAAGAATCCGGTCATACCGTCAGACTGCTCTCTGTTTAACCCTTCACTGGGTTTAGAGATCCAATCATCGTTATAGTAGCAAGGTTTAACGGACAAATAGACAGTACCATCAGTAGTTGTAACCTTATTCTTAACTAAAAAAGGTTCAGAGGCATGCCCTGAAGTAAACATCATAGCTGAAGGGCACATTAAAAAATACATTTTGCCTACTTTAACCTTGTCTACTTCTACGCCTTGTTTCATAACCTTGTCAAGGTTATCGACCTTATAACTAGAAGTTACCCAAATCCTCTCTGCCGGACGGATAGCATACTGATCGTCTTCCCAGCTATAAACTAATGTATGAGTACTCCCATGCATAGTGTTGCAGTCTTTTGGAGACATTATAACAATCACAGGTACGAGCGAACCATCGGCTGCTATTAAAAGGTACACTCCGTTAGAATTGGGATTCTGTATCTTTTCCGTGTATTGAGTGTCATAAAGTTGAACTGTGTTGTCGCCGTCATCGGTTACTACAAAACGTTTACGAATGGCCTTCTTCTTATTAACCTTAGATTTTCTAACCTCGGTAATGAAGTCATCGTCGCCTTCTTCAACTACCCGGACTTTCGAATCCTCTATTTTGGTAGCTTCTTTGTAAATAATGGGGGCATTACTAACTAATGCTAAAATGCTATCCATTATTCCCAGCTTGTCTGCGACTTTAATAAGGTCGGTATCTTCAGCGAAGGTCCGAACGATAGGAAGAGGGTACGCCTGACCGGCCTTGTGCAGCACATTAGGTTCTAACTGCCATCCAGAGTAGAGCATTCTAACAAAGATATCACTAGGGGTACCTTTTATAGAAGCATATTTACCAGTTCTAGGTGGAAGTATGAGGCGTTCTAGAGAAGGACGAGCAAATACTTCAGACTCCTCCTTAGAGACACCCTCCCCGAATTTCATTGTCGCCCGTTTCAATATATGCCTAATATACTCTGGCGTCAAAGGAACGAAAAGATCTTGCTTAGGTAAATACAATAGAATGACAGGCTTTACCTCACCATTAATAAAGAATACAGGGACATATAAGTGTAGATCATATATTTGGAATATAAATATGCCCACAGCTTGCGTGTTACTGTCGTTTTTATCCACAACCTCAAACCCTAGCAAGTATGGCAGTAGTGGTTGCGCCTCTCCCTGCAACCTACTGTAAGCCATATCACTAAAGGCAACTTGAAAATCTTCATTCATACTAGTACCCTATTTTTCCAGCTACTGGCTTACCGAATTCCAACCCGTACGCTAAAGCTGGTTCAGGATGAAGCCCGTGCCTCTTACTTATCATACCACGAGAGATAGCCTTTAGTAAATTTCTTTTTAAATTTGTTGCCCCTAATTGCGCTTGCCAATCTTTTTTTGCTTGCGGAACATCTGCACTACGTAGCATCACTGGAGTAACACTAGGGGGAGTATTTGTTACTTTTACATCTTGTATTTTGGCGCGTTGGATGTCCCTCATAACGCTAGGAGTTATCTTAGTCCCAATAGTATAATGCAATACATTCTGCCCAAGGTATTGCCCTAAGGTTTGTCTAACATTATTGGTAACTAATGCACTCTGAGGAATCAATGAATTGGCATTCGCCGAGTACTCTATAACATCATCGGGTAAACTGTCCCCTAGTCCCTCTGGATCTTCTACTCTAACGTGATTCACTAAGCCTTTAGCTATAATCTCGTAATTAGGCTTCCACAGTTTTACCCCATTATCCCGCATAACCTTTTCCATTGCCCGGGCCCAGTATAGCCGACCAGCCCCAACACCCTTTAATCTAGTCACATCGGAAGGATTGACTATCCCATCTGTAAGTTGATCCCCTTGTTCGACGGAATCTCCAACTTTTTTAATAACAGTCAATAGGGGAGGGGAGTAATGCTTTTGCTCTCCAACTGTTATATAGTGCCCTCCCTGCGGGGCCTCTACTACCTTCTCAACAGTACCCGCTTTCTCAGAAAGTATGGAACCATGCGTAAAGTTTTTTGGTATAGTGGTCAACTGTTTTAGTAGCTTAAAACCGCCAACCCCACCGCCACCGGCTACACCTCCAGAATGTTTTACATTCAGAGTCATTTGCATCAAAGGTTCACTCATCGAATGCGCTGCGTTTATTCCTACATTTTCTCCTAATTCCGGTAGTTTACTCTTTTCATTTTGACCAGAGCAGTACTTACAGATACCGTTCGTAGCTTCACAGGTTAGAGGGGACCGCACCATAACCGACTTAACTCCACGCTTCACTAAACCAGACAATACTTCAGCAGTAACTAAAGTATTTCTCGGGTATCCTCCCTCAGACCTAGCTAAGTAACGCCCAACAGCATCCGATCCTGAGGTTGACTCCATAATACCATTCTGGACTCCGCAATCATCGGCTGTAACAAGAAGAGTATTAGCCACTCTCACTAACTGTTTCCCCATATACCCAGCATCTCTTAGAGAGAGCTTTTCGGAGATAACACCCTTACGAGCACCGTAACTAGCAGTCCAGTACTCGTAAGGTTTTAATCCTTCCGAGTACGAACTAATGACGGGGACAGTGATAGGTCTATTATGGTGATCAGTAAACATTAACGGAGAGCCTACCATCATATTCAACTGAGCAGGTTTGCCTCTAGTGCCGGTGGCAACCATTTGCGAGATGACGTCTCCCCTTTTTAGAGCCGACTCTAGCGTTAGACCCCTGATCTTCCCAGAAGCACCCTGGAGTAAGTTACCTACTTCCGCTTCCTGCTCCTCTAACGGCTTAGAACTACTCCTTATTTTGTTGATTTTACTCAATAAAGGCTTTAAAACTTCCTTTTTATTAAATGGAGGGGTAAAATCTAAAAGTGAAAAGCTAGAGCCTTCCGTAGTGGCAATGTCATCCCCTAAATCCTTTAACTGCTGTAAGACACCCTTATACGCCTCCGGTTTAGTGTCAGCAACATGCTGGAAGAAACTGCGTAGATCCCCCTTGGTAGCATTCTCCATTTTCAATAAAGAAGACTTGAACTCACCAGGTATAGCTTTCTCTAATAATAAGCGCCCTACAGTAGTTTTCTTACTCATTTTTTAGGTTTACTATCCTCATCCATTGCTTTAAGAAGTTTCACAAAATACTCTACGGTTTCTTTATCCGTTTTCTGCTTTGGAAGTCCTTTAGTGGTCTCAGTGGGGGCAGCTAGGTAATCCAATAAATTATCCTTTATTGGTTCGCCGAAGAACATCATGCCGTACCGCAAGAGTAAATATTGTATGCCGTCTCTCACACAGGTTTTCTCTTTATCCCCAAGGGCATCACATAGACGGATTAATTCATTGAAAGAAATCTGCCCGTTCTTATCGATATCAAAATCTTCAAAAGCAGATCCAGTACCTTCAAGATCTTTTGTAGCCGCTGTCTTAAATGTTTCATATTGTGCGATCAACCGTTCTTTGGCCTTAGCGCTTAGTTGTTTCAAAAGGTTCTCTAAATAGTCGGCCCACACCGGATTTTCAGCCCTAAGGTCTTTTATAAATGAGACGATCTTCCACTCTGCCAGCTCTTCTTTAAGAAGCTTCGTCACGATAGGTGGAACTTCTTGCTCCACGTAATTGGTACCAAAGTCAACAAACGCGTGTTTCACGCTTGTACAGCCAAGCAGTAACGGAAATATAACCGCTACGATTAAACATCTCCTCATTGTTCACTCCTCAATAATATCTTTTGTAATTCGGGAATAACCAAGTCAGATGTAGGGTCTTTATTAGCTTCGGCCGTCTTAGCACTTGGCTGACTCCCTTTTAGTAAATAGTTACTTAAATCATTAAAACGTTGTTCTAAAGCACTCATACGAGTCTCTAGAACCTCGTATTTTGAAGCCCCTTCCTCTTCTTTCGGAGACTCTTCCGCTGGAGGAGCCCCTTCTGGCGGAACTTCGCCTCCCATCATACTGGGGTCCATAGGAGGCATCCCACCTCCCATCATACTGGGGTCCATACCCATCATTGGCTGGCTAGGTATTTGGTTGCCAGGTATAAACCCTTGCTTCTGTAAATTACTAGCTATTTTCTTCATTAAATCCCAATTAAAGGACATGGATCACCCCACTTCTATAGGATCGTTTAACTTTATAGTTCCATCGCGGTAAGCCTGTATGGCTTCCTCCTGCGTACTAAACTTCTTTACAGCGGTCTTATTTGGAGTCTTACTCGCAAAATATAGCCCTAATCCCGCCTCGTGCTGAGGTACAAAATGAACTCCGTGGGTTTTAATAGAGAACAGGTTGGTACTGGGAAGCAATTTCTTTACCGCCTCTTCTTTAGCCTCCTCTGTAACAGGTACGTGCAGATTCAACTGGTCTCCATCAAAATCAGCATTATAGCCTGGCGCAGTACTAACAGGGAACCCTAAACTGGTATCATTCCTAGGAACTGCGTACCCTGCCATCATATTAAATTTATGTAGGGCCGGGGCACGATCCATCATAACCGGCCGTTCCTTAATCTCTCTCTCCAGGGCCTCCTGAGCTTGCGGAGTTCTATTTTCAATAGCATCCGCAGCGGCTAAAGCAGGTATGCCTCTTTGCACTAGGCGTCTCATAACAAAAGGCTTAAACATCTTCCATAGGGCATCCTTGGGTACCCCTATTTGGTCCATATTCAAGGCCGGATCTGGCATGGCTACTGCTCTAGCAACTAAATCCTGTGTCTTTCCAAGAACTTTGGACTGAAACAGCCCGCTTTTTGGGATATCCCCAATAATATCTTTAATAAACCCTTTAGCACGCTTTCTTTTAGTTTTAATATTTATAGGATCGCCCAACCCTGCTACTGCTTTTAGTGCCTTATAAAGCCCCAGTCTTTCCTCTGTAGTGTCCTCTTCTAGAAGATCCTTCTTAAGGTCACCTAAAGTAGAGTTGGCCTGTATTAAATCTTTATAAAGAAGATTGGGAGAAGAGACAACTACCGTATTCCCCGCTCCAGATACTGCAATAGGCCTAAACTGAGGCGGCAGCACAGGCCATTTATCGAGTACTAAGTCAGCAGGCTTGATACCCGTCTTCTTAAACATAGTATGGTATTGAAGCCTTTTCACGGCATCATCACGGATACTCCGTTTACCACTCTTAATTTCAGCCTTAGCCCTATTAAACTCCGTGTCTATGTTTAGCGCTTTCAAACCATTCGCTATAGCCTTAGGGCCAGTGGCCCCCTCAAACTGCTCTTTTCCGGATAAAATAGACTCGTATTTCTTTTGGGTTAGCCCTAACATTCTACGGATGGGCTCTTCCATAGCTGGATTGGGCATTGGCTCAACTAATGGAATGTGGGACCATCGCTGTCCGGAAGGTCCGCCAGTAATAGCGAAATCAAAAAGTCCTCCCTTCTCAGGAGAAAGGTCTTTGGCCTTTAACAGCCTATCGTTTTTAACTGGCAACCCCGCAATGGCATCCACACCCTGTTGAGTTAAAGGTTGTATTCTAGTATCGTGGCCAAACTTTTCTACGTTGGCGCCAGCACCTTTAAGGTAAGCTTCAAACTTCTTATAAATAAAAGGAACTTCAGGAGAGGGTAGAGGCAAGCCTAGCCGCATGGCCTTCCAGAACTCCCTATTTTTAGTTCCCTTAATAGTAGACATCTCTCGTAAATTGTTTGTAGCCCCATGGGCGAGTAGTGCGCTAATAAGCATTCCACCAATCTTCTTAGCCCCCTCTTTTCCACCCTTGGCCGGTCGCTCCTCAGCAGTGTAGCTCCCAAGCTCTCTAGCAGAAAACCCAGACTCACTAGTTTTAAAAGATTTGGTAAAGAATTGTTTACCTACCAAAATAGGATTCTTGTACCGCTTTCCAGTAGAGGGGTCTACCAACCACTCTTGTTCTGATACCCCATGCTTTTTAAGCTCGCGTTTCACAAAATCTACCCTGGATTCGTCAGAAAACGGTTCTACTAAATAAGGCTTTCCTGTTTTCTCTGAAACCTTTCCTAATAAGGTTTCAAAGACCTGCATAGGGTTAATTCGACTGGGGACTCCTAGAGGATTCAGAAGTACCTCTACACGCTTACCCATTGATTCTATTACAGGCATTTGATCATCGGGAAGGATCTTTCCAATAACACCCTTCCCCCCGAACCTATTGGCTATCTTATCAGATTCAACAAGAGGACTCTTCGTTTTAATGGTAACCTTGTAGCCCTTCTTTGTCTTAGCCACGTCGGTAACTGTTCCATCAGTGTCGTGATCCCAAACATGTGATTTATCACTGTAGAAGTTTCGCAGACTCTTGTGCAACTTCCCTAGCACTATATCAGTAGCAGAAAGAGGACGCTTATGGAGGGCTAAAATAATAGGATCGCCTTTTTTGATAGTGGTGCCAGGTTTAATCACACCCTCATTATCCAAGTTGGCTAGCTGGGGTTTAGTGAAAGTCGTCGGCATACCAGTAACATACTTACTTTTACCTAGTTCTACCTCTTTATCAACCGGCTGGTTAACGGAATACATAAGATCCGTAGTAAGCTTCTTACTGGCGGACTCGCTAACAACAATCCCATCCTCTACAGAGTATCCCTTAAAGGGCATGTACGCTGTTACCAAGTTACGTCCAAGGGCTAAGTTCCCCTCTTTGTCTGTAAACGTACTTTTAGCTAACGGCTGCCCTCTACGCACAACGTCTCCCGGTTTCACTATCGGTGTTTGGTGTATGTAAGACTTCCTATTAAAAGAGAAGTTATTATAAACACCATGGCGAACTGATTTGCCATCAGCCCCCTTTATGTATATATCATTTGGCGTAACTTTAGTTACTCTGCCACCCACTTTCGCAGGACGGCCACCAATTTTCATACCTATAAGTCTCTCAAATGGTATATCTGTACCTGGAACCTTATTCATTACAATAGGATGCTCGGGAGTTTCTAAGGGTAGCGCTTGAGTTTGAAATTTAGACCCCATCAGAAGACGACGTCCTTCTGTTGACCCAATACCAGGGATTAAGTTGGCTACATGGCTAAACATTCCCTGTCCGTGGGGTAGCCAATACTCCACCTCTTTATCAGAAGCATCCCGTAAGGTTCCTTTTTTATCGATAACCTTTATTCCACTACCCCGCTTCCCATACTGCCCTGGGAAGGCTACTACTGCCCTAGCAAGTTTATCAGCTGGGATAAGAGTTCGCTGGCCTCTCTTGTTTAAAACACTGCTATAAAGACGACCGTCATCACCCTTAAATGTATTATAAGCTGCTCTAACATCTACCCCTACAGTCATCGACTCAGGGCCGCGTACTGGGTCTATACTGTTTAGCTGGGAAGGATGCACATTGCGCGCTTCTTCCGGCACCGCTTCAACAGAGCTAATACCCCCTTCTCCCAACGAAACTATCCTCTCTTGGTAATCGAATAACTCTACAGGGTTAACTTCTTCCACAGGCTGTATCTTTGAGTCTGTTAGTACCGCCCCTTTAACCTGTCTGGTAAAGATTCCAGGAGTTATTGCTTTTAGAGACCGTTCTCGATCTACTTTAGAAAGAACTTTTTTGCGGATATTACCGGCATCTTTACGGACTTTCTCTGACATATAATCCGCCACATCAAAGACACGCCGGAAGGCAACCGAGTCTCTATCGTCTACACGGTCCTTCCCTTTGTTGATATCCAATAATTTAGAAGTAGCTTTTAGAAATACTCTAGGTGTTACCCTATCGAAGTCCCCTTTAAGTGTAACCCTATTGACCGAAGGGTCCATACGCGCCTTAGCGAGTTCTTTGGTTATCTCTTGTCCTTGCTCCGGGATGCTTAAGTTCGGATTAGCCCGCCACCCTGCTATCTTAGAATAGAGTTTTTTAACAGTTGACATATCTTTACCTGCATGCTGGTTAATAGCAGCGATATCTTTTCCCCACGCGCTTTCTATATCCCCATGCCGCACACCCATAGCTCGTAGAATAGGGTACAACTTAAGGTTAGCCTGACCAACATTCAGACGGAACACACCTGTCTTAGGCTCCAAAAAAGAACGGAATGACAGACCGGAGCCATGTTGTAGATTGAAGTGTGCCTCTAAATCACCGTTATCTTTCCAACGAGTATAAACACCTGGATTAAGGCGGAATTGGTTTACCGTTGCAAAATCGTTACCATTAGAAATAAATGTTCCACGACCGGTGTAATACGGAACCTGCGCTAAAGTTTGTGTCCTCTCTTCGATAACTTTGCCGGAGTCGTTATCGCGTAATTTAAGGGTTCCTTTAAGGGGTACTGTAAGGTCGCGCCCTTCTAAAATGTGCTTCTTTTGATCTGCAATAGAATATTCTTTGGAGGGAATGCTGAGATTTGAAACTTCTACTGTAGTATGCCGCCCCTTCTTAGGGAATGCATCTTGAAATGCTGCCGTAACTTTCTCGAAAATGCGTTTACGTGTAGCAGTGGTATCATGAAAATCGTGTAGAGTTCTAGGGAGTGTGGCCATGTTACACTATTTTCGGTTTAATAGTAGCTAGTGAAGTACTACCCCTACGATTCTTTAAAGCATTGGTTATCAGCCCAGGGACTAAGCCCGGTCTATGCTGCGGCATTGGACTAGCTAGCCTGTGCCTACCTTGGTACAAATTAGCTAGATTCATCTGAGGCTGTGCCGACATCTGCGCCGGCATCTTCCCAGGGGCTTGGTTCATACGCCTATACATGGCTGTCATATGTTTATTCATTTGCTGTAGCTGGTTTATCATTTGATTTTGCTGGTATCCGCGGTGCATCATACCTAAACCCTGCATAAGCATAGGCGCTCCAAACGCTCCGATTAACCAGGGAGCATATTGCTTCGCCATATTAGAAACAGTGCCTTGGATTCCTTGCTGAATAGGCTGCGCTACCTGCTTAGTCATGGCTTGCAGGTTAGCGGCGTACTGCTTAGCTACTTTAGGGTCTTTAAAATCGCGCACCATCTTTAGCAGTTGAGGTGCCATTTTAAACATTGCTAAGCGGTTACCTTTAGATGCTCGCCACAGAAACTCCATCCAATTCTTAGGTACAGCTTCCTGCGTTCCTTGAGAAGATTGCCCTAACTTATCCATGAGCGCTCACCAGCTTAGGTACTTTAACTTTTTCTTCTTCTTCCTCTTTACCGCGAAGGTATTCTTCGGTTCCGAGGTATCCTAAAAGTCCGCCAATACCAAGGCCTGCTCCACCTATGCCGATTAGAGGTGCTAGAACATCTTTACCAACTAGGCTTTTAAACCAATCTAAAACAGTACTGCCCCCCGTACGAATGCCTTTCCCCACACCGCTCATAAGCCTTTTAATGGGGAAATCAGTATATGGCTGACTGGGAGCACCTGTTCTCATCCCGTAATTCGCTGCATTCTCCCATAAAGACTTGGCATTCTCCCCAAGCCACCAAGCGCCAGGTACAAGGCCAAAGGCAGTACCACCCCAAGGAATTAGCTTGGTAAGCTTAGACTGCCCAAAGGCTTTTTCCGCCAAAGGTAAAAGATGGGAGAACGCTTTAATGTCTTTGCCCTCAGTACTTAAAGCTCTTAATGCCCCTGTCGCTAAATCTCTAGTATGAAACTGTGGCTTGGTCCGAAGTGGAGAAATTAATCTAAGAGCGCTGTGCAGGATTCCCTTGTTGGCTAGTATAGGGAGTCCGGCTTTTGCAGCTTCATCGACCGTAGTAGGGCTGACAAAGGATTTACCTAGATTTTTAACAACTGCCTTAATAGCGCTTTCGTCAACAGGCCGAACGATACTCGGGGCAAACCCCAAATACCGTTTAAGTATTCCTGGCTGCTTTGTTAGCCTGGCTAAAACATCATCTATTGCCGAAACTACAGGCTTTTTCCCTTTCGGGTAAATCCGTTTAATTAGTGTTGACTCTAAACCCCAAGCCTCCTTCTCCAACCCCACTCCAGCCTCACACAGCTGGTCAATAACAAAGTCCATCACCGGGACTTTGTTGTATGCTTGAGCAGCTTTGTTAGTAGCTGGAATCTTTTTAGTTTCTGGGGTTTGCTCTTCAGAAGTACCCTTATACCCTATAGGGCCTCTAACCTTTCTAACTAATTCGTTGGCAGCCTCTTGTAACTCAGAGGTCTCCTGCCTGGTCTTTAGAGCGTCGTACATACGCCAAGCCAGGTAAGCTCCGATAGGAAGGGACACTCCGTATCCGACATTCCCTAATCCCCAAGGCATCTCAGCCGCAGATTTAATTCCAAACTGCTGTATCTTGCGGGCTCTGGACTCGTCGGTAAGTTGTTTATTTTCTTCTGCGTTCTCGGCTAGATTGGTAGGTATAGTTTTAGGAATACTCTCTGAGACAGGGACGTCTTCCCCGGCTAATCGGCGGTAAATGTAATCGCCCAATAAACCGGCACCTAAGACTCCTCCGGCTACAGCTCCGCCTTGTAAGGCCCCTGTACCAGTTCTACCTAAAACATATAATAACTGCTCTAGGGTACTAGGACCTTCTGTTGTGGCGGCAGCTTCTTTTATTTTTGGGACCATGGGCTTTTTTCCAATATGATATAACTGACACAGCGGATGTGCCGGCCGTCTTGCGTCCAATGCCCATCCTCAAAACGTGGTAAGAGCTTTTCGCCTTGTGCCATAGTAGTCGTAAGCTCATTATACGCTTGCAACTGCGCTGGAATACTAAAATCGAATATCTCCGTTTTGCAACTAGCTTGAATGCCTAACTTAATTATCTCTTTAATAAGAGGGTCGGACATCAGCTTCATATGCTCTGACGCAGTATTACTATACAACTTATTATGAACGTTTCCTATCATCGCCCTAGCACCTCCTCCATAGAACCTGGAGGATATTTAGGAAGCTGCTTTGCCTCTGTATCCTCGCGTTCCAGCTCCTTTATAGCTTTGCGTACTAGCTTCTGCGCTTTAGCAGGTTCAGAATGTCTACGTATATAGCGCCGCTTTAAAAGAGACATAACAGACCCTACGCCTAAACCGCCTACTGGTAATCCTATTGCTATATAAGGTAACCAATTGGCAAGAGTACTAATAAAAGCTTCCTTCTCTATTCCGGAGTTGGCCATACCACCCGCAAACGAGGCTAATCTCACATCAAATTCGGGAGATCTAATAGAACAAATATCTACTTCGGGCAAGACAGTATTAGCTAGAGCCTCCTTAGATATCCCGGCTCTAGCGGCTTCCTCGTAGAAGCCTTCTCTGTATGCCTTACCCTCTAAGCTCTGGTGCAACACTAATCTGACTCCCCATACCTAGTAATGTTTTTATCTTATGCCAGATACCTTGGTTAGGTATACCTACAAAAGGGCTGCTCACTGCACCAAAATCTCGTCTATCTTTATAGTTACCTAAAATTCTAGCTTTATCAGCAGAAGTTAAAGGCCTGCCCATAAACTGCAACTCAACGTTACGCCTGTAATCAGTAGACCTGCCAACTGCCTCATCGCTTACTCGAGGTAATAAAGGAATTGGTTTACCAATAGAGGATGAGGCCCCAGAGACTACGTCCTGCTCCCCAGGGGGGGCCTTCCTTTTAGGAAACTGAGAAAGACGTACATTTATTTGCTCTAAAAGTTTTAGTTGCCGCTTGGCCAAAGACTTAAGTTCATCACTCTGATCTAAAGTCTTAAGGGCTGCAGACTTCACTAAATCAGCAATCTCTTGCCTCTCAAGGAAATGAGCCTTCTTAGTATTTTTAGAAGACTTTTTTTTAACCTTCTTAGGGAGCTTTTTTATACTAGGGGTCTCATCGGCCCAACGCTTTGCAGTTCCTTTAGGTAAATCACCTCGCTCTTCCGCAGCGAACATAAACTTTTGTTGTGCTTTAGACTTAAACGGCATCTTAGGCGTTGGCTACAGATACTCTGGTGCCACCTCCAGTAGGAATAATAGCAAAATCATACCCGGTCAAAGCGCGAAACCCTAGGAAAACGGGGTTGTCAGCATGAGTAACATCGGCAATTTCAATATCGATGTAACCGTCCTGGTCTGTCTCTACCACTGCTTCGACTCCAGCCTGGTAGATACCAGAGATGATAGTTCCTTTCTTAGGGACTTGAATAAAGGCACCCGCACTTACCACATCGCCGCCTCCTGAGTCTGTAGTGTAAGCAGCCACGTATAACTTGGCCCTATGCATTCCTACATTAGTAGGTCCAACAGCTTGCGCAGTAATATTACTGGCCGTACCTGTCCCAGCAACGCTAGGTGCCGCCGTAGGAAACCCAAGGTTATCATTCGCGTCGGCAAGAGGACCAAGTACCGGTACTGCAGCCACCACAAACGAAGTTCCTCCCTTAGACCGACACTCTACTTGTACCTTTGTCCCACCAGAGACAGAGGCCACCAAATGCTCTGTAAAAGTAGCATCGCCATTAAGCGCATTTACCAGCGTAGCGGCAGTATATATACCGGCTGCAACAGTCACTTCTAGGTCAAAAACAGGATCGGAGAGAGTTCCATCTACCAGGAAACGGAAATAGTTCTTAGCACGTAAGTCATATGCCTCGTCATTTGCAGAAACAATAGAGGCACTTGTGCCACCTGAAATAGCGCCCGGTGTATTTTTCGGAAAAGCGAAAGAAAACAGACCTAACAGGTGCTCATTAAGCTCCGTGGCACCAACTACTAGAGCGCTATCCTTATCGAATCCGCTAATGGTGAGCTTCCCGGCATCTTTCAAAGCGATTAGATGCTCGTTATCGGCGTAAATATCGTCGATCTCAACGTAATTAGGGGAAGCACCAACCGCTGGTAACTGCACCCCATTAGGTAAAACGAAACCCAAGTGGATCTCGTAACTCTGTGTAGCAGTAACTTTCATTACCTATTCCTCTTTAATAAAATACCGTAAACAGTGTTTAGAGCAGCGGACTTGGTGCCCAACTCTTTTTTAATACGATCAAACTGACCAAATTCATTAAGGTCTAACTCTCTAATAGAAGCTAAGCTGCTATTACGAGCGTTTTCGAGTTTCCTAGTAAAGGCAGGACCCCGTTGCCGTAACTCACGAGTGAGGGCGTTTGTAACATGATTATGGCCCAAAAGGCCTAAAAGCCCGCCTAAGGTTCCGCCGGCTAGTCTTCCAATATTAGAGTATTGCTTCTGCTGTTTATAGCTGCCTTGGCCACCTAAAGAACTCCCTACCTTACCCCCTAGCCAATATAGTAAGGCTGCAGAAGGGATTGTAGTAGTAAGTGGGTTGAACCACCAGGGTGTAGCTGAATTAGCCATTGCTTGCCTTTTATGCACTTATGTAATTGATTTCATAATAACTTTTTTCAGTAAAATGTCAACTTTAAAATCTTACATACAAAGTATACTGCTAATAGTTTGCACGTCATACTAGTCGTCATCCACAGCCTGAGTAAAATCTAATTCAACTCCTTGGAATAGAAGCTTATATTGTTTTAATTTGGCTAACGCTTGCTCTACAGTATGCGAAGGGATCTCAGAATACCCTATAACACGTTTATACCCATTTGCGTCAGTTTCTTCCTCAGGGCCTATAGGTAATACTATCCTACCAACAGATTTGCAACCTGCTAGCCGTGCTGCTTTATCTTTCCATAAATGTACTGTCATAGAGCCTTTAGAGCTTACGACATCAAAAGTAAGAGAGGTTATTTTAAAATGTTCGCTAGAGTGGCCATTTCTAGATGTCATCGAAAGCTTTACCGGCATTACATGTCTCCTCCACACAATAAATATTTATTTGAATTACTTGGCTTTTTCCATTTCAAAGAAATCCACCAGAGCTGTTTTAGCAGCTCCTCCGCCTCCTGTAGTAGATACAACTGCGTATCCTACATAATGAGCTGACGTTGCCATTACTTTAGTAATAGAAGAAGTAGATTGCTCTACACCATCAATAGCCCAGTGGACGGTCCCGTCTGTTTCTACCCATACTTCTAATATAGTATCATTCGTTGTTGCAGCAGTAGAACTAGTTTGTGTTTCTGTACCTGAGCCATCGTCTACTAGTAATTGCCAGTAATCTGAAGTATTCTTCCTAAAGGCTATCGCCACAAAAGTATCGTTTGCAGAATGTGTTAAACCAGACTGAGTATTAAAATCAAAATAAAACTCTGTATCAGCATCTACCTGCGAGAGTTTTACCTTACACTCAAGTCGAGTGCGTAAAGCCCTATGCCCCTGAGCGTATAAAGATCTAGTGTATCCTGAAGATCCTGCAGAAGCGGCTGTTGTTATAGTGTTATAACTGGCACTAGAAGTAACATCATTAGTCGCCCCTGTAATAGCGTACGATGCAGCGAAATTAGTCTGAGAAATAGCATCAAAATCTTCTATAAATTTACTAAATTCTGTTCTTTGGTAATCTTTTAGGGGAAACCCTAAGAAGTCTATCTCAGCTACTCCTCCAGGGAGTCCTACAAATTTAGCAGCGGTAATTAAACCAGAATCAGAGGCCACTTCAAACTCTATACTGCCTTCTTCACCGCTAGGTGGAGTATCAGTCAAAATTCCTTTAATTGTACCAGCGGTCTCTAGAGAACCCCCACTGTCTTGAATCCTAAAACCTACTTCCACCCCTATACCTGGTGCCGAGGTACCAGTAGTAGTTCTATGTACCTCTAAGCCACGTAAAGAACTCGAGGTAGAAGAAGATCTTCTTTCTGTTACAATAGGGGACGCACCATCGTTTAAAACAGCGATAGCCTGCTGGAATATTTGTTCACCTTGATGGATATTGTTATGCGGAGCTTCACTATTCTCAATAGTACCGGATGTCATAATCCTATTACCAGTACCGGTAGCAGAAATCGCTACAAACATACCCTTGCCATACGTAACAGCCCTCCAAATATTATCTGCAGCGCTAGTACGTAATACCCAGTTAACACCGTCTATAGAAGTCATTACCCTAGTTCCAACGCCAGAGCCCCCTACAGCTACAAATAAATTAGCACCGTAGTGGACATCAGTCCAGCTTAAAGTATCTCCCGGAGTTGACCGCGATGTCCATGTTACTCCATCCGGAGAGGTCATTACTCTATCAGTACCAGTAGAAGCTACTGCAACAAATAAACCCTTACCAAAGCAAACTGAGTTCCAATTATTATCTGCTGCACTTGTTCTACTAGTCCAAGAGACTCCATCTGGTGAAGTCATTACTCTGTTACCAGATCCAGAGTAAGATACAGCCACAAATAAACCATTGCCATAACAAACAGCAGACCACGTATTCTGTGCTGCACTTGCTCTCGCTTTCCATAGAATCCCATCCGAAGAAGTCATTACCCCATTAGCTTCTGCAGTAGTTGCTGATACTGCCACAAAAAGACCACTACCATAAGTTATATCTTGCCAAGCGCTTTGATGGGAAGCGGTTTCGCCAGTCCAGGTTTCCCCATCAACAGAAATTTGTACCTGCTCTGAAATAGCAGATCCCGTAATAGCTACAAATAACCCGTTACCATAACAAAGACCCACCCAACTTCCTGTAGTTAAAGCTGCATGTATGCTCCAATTAACCCCATCTTCGGAACTCATTACACGATTAGTGCCTGAATTTGCTATAGCAACAAACTTATTATTTCCATATGCTATATTAGACCAGTTGCTATCCTCTGGGTTTGTACGACTTACCCAATCATACCCTGGGCGCCTGCTCACTTCATACGACAGAGCAACGCCAGAACTATCTTTAGATCTCCAGCTAAGCTGTTTGTTTGTTTCATCCTGCCAGGGACTAGCTTCACTATTCTCCAAATCCCCATCAGAAATAACAGTATTTGGAGTCTTTATTGTAATTGCTCCGTCAGGATTAGTAATACCTTCTGTAGAAGTCCTACTCATATACTCCTCTTAAATATCCAGAGACTAAGGGACACTTTTGGTAATAGTATACTCTACACGTACTCTTTCTATAATAACTTTATTAATAAACTCAGATCTAGTACACAACATAGGATTACCAAATGGGTCTAATACCATACGGATACCTTCCATACTATACTCTACCCACGCATGCTCTCCAATATCTAATAATCCAGTGCATAGAGTAACCTTAGGATACTCTAATTTCCTTAGCTTGGCTACGCACTTGCTGGCTGCTTCAAAACAATCCTCAGAAGCATGCTTAGCACTCAAAACGATCTGGTACTCCGTTGTAGGATAAGCACACCCTGTAAACAACAGTAGTAATAACACTGTATACTTCATAATATTATACTATACATTAGTTTAAACAGTACATAATACTTTTCCACTAGACTGCATAACCCCATCATCACCACTATCTACAATACTCCACCCCACCGTATTAATTAAATAATCTCTAGCATCCGCTGTTCTACCCAAATAGTACTTAATAGCATTAATCCATTGTATAGTGCTAGGGATGCCTGTTACTTGTTTAGCAAAGGATATCAAAATAGCACTATATACATTTGTTCGTAAATTTGTCTGATAAAACATACGATTTAATTCTGTGGTATTTCTAATACTAAAGTTGTAGCAATGAGGAGCAACCAGAGAAGTACAGTAGTAAAACATAGCGTTCATATTCGCAGCACTGCTGGTATCCCAATATCTCAAATCTATTTCCACTAAATTAGTACAACTTTGGAACATAGTACTAAAGTTAGTAACTTTACTTACATCCCAATCTCGTAAAAAATCAACTCTGACTAGATAACTGCAGTATGCAAACATACTGTTCATATCAGTAACATTACTTGTATCCCAATTTTCCACACTAAAACTAGACACGCTAGTATAGTAAAACATACCCCACATAGTAGTCGCACTGCTAGTATCCCAGTTTTCCAACATACTGAAATCTGCTATACCTAGACAATATACAAACATAGCCCCAAAGTTTGTTACGCTGCCCGTATCCCAAGAGGATAAATCTATAGTAGAAAGAGCAAGGTCAAACATAAACATCCAAGACATATCGAGTACATTGCTAACATCCCAAGAAGAAATATATACCGATGTTAGAGAGGTACAATGGTAAAACACTGAGTACATATCAGTAATACTACTAGTATCCCAATTTTCAGCATATATGCTGGTCATACCAGAGCAAAAATTAAACATCTCACTAAGAGTAGTTGTGCCAGTTAAATCTAATGGGTCTACTGCGGTGACTTGTAGATTTGAACAATAATAGAAATTTCGTCCAGTATTTCCTAGTCTAAGATCTCCCCATTGTAAAATCTCGTCAAATTTACTAGCATTAGTTGGATTTCCAGAAAACGTCCACCCAATTATAGTCCCTGAAATTATTACTGTGTACTGAGCTGCCACGGTATAGGTATGGGTTGCGTTTGGATCATTGTAAGCAGTAACGGTCTTTGGCCCTGAACCATCTCCGTAGTCAACTGTAAAATTATATACTCCACCACTGTGTAGTGGTAATATAATATCCATGTACCCAGGAGTAACATGCCACTTTGAAACAAAATCAGCCACTTAAATCCCACATAATATCCATTTTACTGTTTGCTGTAGCGGATAATATTGAAGCTTCCTCCGCCTGTTTCTGCGAAATACGAGCACTTAGACCCTCTTTAATATACAGCAAAACAGCGTTTTGGTCTGAAGTTTCCAAATTATGTAACCCAATTGTATCAGTATACTGATAAACCTCAGCATCAGTGTACACCTTGTATGTTATAACGATACTCGCATTACTACTAGTATTAATATCGATTATCTTAACTTTCATAAGTTCCCCACACATTTAGACAGGAGTCCACCCAGCACCGACCCACGCAGACCCAAAGTAATCTAAAAAAGCTATATTGAGAATACCTGACAGAGTAGACCAAGTCGGTTCAACGTTTTTGTCCCAAGTCAGACTTGGCCATGTAATAACATGCCCACCAACGCCGTCTTGGATAATATATAATTTACAAGATTGTCCCTCTGTTGGATTGGTGAAGGTAAATGTACAATCATTATCCAGCGTTATCTGCTGTAAATTACTTCTAGACCAATCTATCGTCGCCGCTGTACCGCTGTTACCATTATCATAAATGGTAGGGGTTGAAGGGGTAGACCCAGAGGATGGATCACACACGATGTAAATAAATGACATAGCGTATTGTATATACCTTTTAATCCAAGCCCCACATTAACTTCCATAAGCAACCCAATGTAAATCGTAGTTAGCACTATCGGTAGCCCCGGAAAGAGTGGCTGTAAACCCAGTAGTGGTACGTGCTGTAATAGTAACAACAATAGCCAACGGAGAACCGTCCGTAGTATTCTCTATTGTGCATACAACTCTAGTACAGGCTGTACTAAACGCTGTACTAAACGTTACTGCCACAGATGTCGACCCACTGCCTATATCTGCTGAACCTCCTTTTACATTTGCTCCGTCGGAAAAGTCCACAGTATGCACGTGGTCTGCTCTAGCAAAGCTAGTAGAGGTACCCTCAGCTAAAACTCCACCAATCCCTACAGGAGTATCAGTAGCAATAGCATGCTGGTGGTCTCGTCTAGCAGTGAATGCGGCTGTGCCAACCGCCGCTGCATCATCGGGTTGAATCGTTGTAGGATTAGTAGAATCAAAAATAGCAATAGTCGCATCCGAACGAACAAAAGAAGACGCAGACCCTGCCGCTGCCGCAATCCCGAGAGTAAACCCTGGGGCAGCAAAAGTAGGAGAAAATTGTAGTGTGTCTGGAGAGCCATTAGTAGCAACAGCACTAATTCCGTCTGTACCGGTAATGGTAATAGTATCTGATGCAGAGGCTGCTACAGCAGTTCCTGTATTACCGTTAATGGTACCATAGGCATTTGCCGTAGCCGTACCAATAGCTGTATCGATAGCTCTCAAATGGTCTTCTACAGATACAAAATTAGCATTACCATCTGATCCTATAACAGGAGTATAGTTACTAGGAGATGCAAAGTTAGTCGTATTAACGTCTCTTGCATCGTGGTAGGAATTTGCTAAAGAGGCCCCACCGATTATCTGCCCATGTCCATGAACATGGTCTCTTCTAGCAGTAACTGTGGCACTCCCAGTAGCGCCAGAAGTACTGACATTAGCCGGAGTGGTACCATCAAATACCAAGATGGTAGCATCTGAGCGTATAACAGTAGTAGCAGATCCGGCTGCATTGGATGTTCCCAGCGTTAGATTAGGGGTGGCAAACCCTGTAACCCCAAGCCCATCTATCGCGGCATCGAGTTGTCGAAGCGCCTCTTGGACTTCCCCAGGAGTTGCAATAAACACAAAAGAAGAGTCATCATATACTCCAATTTGTGCTGCTCCAGAAGTACCTACCGCAGCCCCGCGTGTAGCTAAATTGGGATTACTGGCAGCAAAAGCTGTGGAAGGAGTGCCATTACTATAGGGAATAGAGACAATATCTGTAGCGTTTACTTGTATAGACCATGCATCGTTGCTCTCATGCCAAATAAATTGTCTATGCGTAGCACTCGCAGTACCTGCAGTCGGTTCCCCCTCCACAGCTAAATCTTCTCGTTGAATATAGATACCTGCTGATACTAAAGTAGGGGCTCCCCCGGAAGCCACATAGTTTAAACCTATTAGGTTATCCTCAACAAGTTTGGTACCAGTTTCAAAAATAACCGAGTCACCTTTTACCTGTAGATTACCTTCTAAAACAGCATCGCCATCCGAGTTAATTGTTAAAACCGGCGCCCCACCGGAATCGCGGAATATAGCCTGTTTAACTCCCGCAGTATCTCCTAAATCAAAGTAGATATTTCCACCATTGGTAGCATCAATAGTAACGTTACCACTAGTAGCGGGGTTAATTAAACCTTCAGCTGTAAGTAACATATGAATCTCCTCTTACCTATAAGCTCTCCAAAACATTTTATAGTTACCGGTATCAACTTCACCTGCAATTTCGATTGTCATTTGGGTTAAAGTGCGCTGAATAACCATTCCAGTAAGGGCATTAGGGGCAGGATCGACGTCATTACTAAACGAGAAACTAACATTATAATCTGGAGATCCAATAAATGGGGTACCAAACGTAACTGTTAGTACAACAGTGCTTGTTCCTATAGCAGCTACGCCGAATCTTTGTTCTACACTACTAAGAAGCGTATTGTACTCTACTTGGCTTAAATGAATAAACTCTGGTCCTACACCTTCTAACCCACTAAGGCTATTATGAACTGTACCCCCACCTCCGCTGCCTCCTCTAACAACCATTATAAAAGACATAGTATCCTCTACTGCGTATTACCACATACGAGCCCATTTAAAGACACCCGTCCCCACACTAACTAAAAAGCGCATTCGTTTTATCTGTTCTCCATCATGCCCCCCAAGTATAATCTGTTCCCCCGCTAAAAGCTCAAATGAGTTACCCGTAGCAGGGTCAGGATTAGGGTTAGTTTCTATATTATACGTATAGTGTATTGTAGCAGTTCCATGGTTATGCAACCAAACGGCATGGCACACTTCATGAGGAGCAGACGGAGAAATAGACTTTACGAAAATGATCTCAGCCGGAACAGCAGTTACTGCTTGAATCGTGCATTTTCCGTATGACATGTAAATTACCTAACCGTTCTACCAAGACTCTGAGGATTAACTCCACCACTTGCAGGTGTTCCTTCACCTGCCCCAAAAAACTTCATAATAGTTTCTAAAGCTTCAGGGCCGTATCTTTCTGCAATTGCCTGCAACTCCGGAAGCGCAGCACCTCCGGCTAATCCAGCGGCCCCGCCAAGGGCAGCTCCAGTCCCAGGTGCGCCAGCTAACGCGCCAAGACCAGCTCCGAGACCAGCCCCACCGGCAGCGCCGATACCTGCCGAGCCTCCACGTTCAGCCAAAGCCTTTAGTAATGCCTTAGTGGCTGCGTCAGGATCTTCTAATCCAACAGCTTCCGGCCCCTCGGTGGGCATCATTCGCCCAGCAGCCATCTTCTTCATCTCATCCTGATAACCAGCCCAAAACGTTTGTTTCAAAAGTTCTTCACCAGTCATTATTTGCTCCCAATTTGTAACATACAATCGGCAAGTGCCACGAATGGGTCCTGATAATTGTAATTGAATTGAATATCAGCCTTCTTGGACAGCCCTAAATGCTCTAATAGAGCCATCACACTGTCTTTAGTGTTGATCCCTTCCTCCGCACACTTACAGAAGTATTCATTAACCTGAGGAATGCGGTATTCCTCCGCTAACTCTAACAGATTAGCCTTTTTGGTGGCTTTCTGTACTGGGGCTGGGGTCTTAACCTTACTAGATTTACCCTTATCCAAAAGCTGTCCAGTACGTTTGTAGTACTCTTTAGGGTCTAGCTTAGTAGAGGCAATACCCAAGATACTCGGATCTACCATAGCTTCTTTCCATAGGTTTAAACTATCTTGCGTTGTAAGCCCTAAGGCGGCACACTTGGTCATAAAACCGTTATAAAATTGTAATTTAGACATCACTGCCTCTGTTGATAGAGAGGTTTGTAAGGTTGTATTCTACCTAAAGTTTTCTTAGTAGCCGCAAGAATATCACCCCACTTTTTACCTTTCATCGTAGGAAGTTGAGATATCCTCTGCCACTCTTTCATAAAGCCTCTCTGTTGCGAAGGATTTAGTTGTTTGTACTTAGCACCGTATTTCTTCCAGAAATCCCCAAAGTATCCTCCTGGAGCATTCCAGGCTTCATAAATACCTCTTCCAATTGGTGCAGCTAACGAGGCTCCTCCGCCGAGCATAGCCCCCCACAAGGGGTTCTTTCCGACTACTCCACTAAGGAGTCCACCCCCAACCGCACCCAATCCTAATCGGGCTAGATGGTGCTTCCAATCCATGTTCCGGATATCGCTTCCGTAAGCTTTACTAAGAAAATTGCCTACATCCTTTAACCAAGGAATTTCAGCAGATTTCTCAAGACAATATATGCACAGAAGACCTGTTGCATCATCCTCGGAGATGTCTAGGGTACGACTAGCGGTTTTAACGAACCCCACGATATACCCTTGTTTATCAATAAGATCCGCCATACATGCCTCCATACCCACTTTGCAATTGACTAGATAGCAATTGCTGTAGATACTGTAGCTCTTCCGGAGTAAAGTCCACTGGTTGGGCCTCCGAAGCTGGGCCAGATAGCTGCTCTTGCAGCGCAGGGTTCTCAAATTGAGCTTCAGTCATATCGGCTGGTAATCCAGCTCCAGCACTTGCAGCAGCCGACTGGACAGGACCCTGTGGGCCTGGCATACCTGGAGGGCCATAGTAAGCTCCTTGGGCTATTTTAGTAAGAAGTTCACCTTTGAACCCCTCCATATAAGCCCGCATTCCAATGTCCTGGTTTGTAATTGGCATGTTGTACCTCATAAAACTATTTTACAGTTAGAACAGGGCCTTCGTATTTCTTAGGCTTTCCTGCCTGCTATCCAAAAAGTGCGCACGAATGCGCGTTTCCGGTTCCTGCTTCAACCACAGTAGTTTCATCAAATCCGAAGATATGATCAGCGCTTCCATGTCCACAGGCTTGAAAATCCCGTGTAG